GATTAAACTATGTCAGCCGTGGGAAACTCCCACAACCCAGTTTATTTTGTTTCTAATCGACTTAAACATTAAGCTTGATTAATCATACGAACTAAAACAGTTAATCGCTTACAGAAGAAATTAAAATATTAGATGAAATACTTGCTAAGATTCCATAATACATAAATGTTTAGAATAGTTTATTTATTATCTGTTACAGCAGCGGTTGTAACATCATTCGCACATTGTATATTATTTACTTGAGTAACTTGACCGTGAGGTTGAGTTACTCTTTTTTTTTATTATTGGAAGCGACACATTATGACACACTTTCTTTATCACAAAAAAAAAGCAGTAGATAATCATCACGATTACCTACTGCTACATTAGATTTTATTTTTGTACATTACCAAATTGAAATAATAAAAAGAATAGAACTCACTAGTTCTTATTTCACACATTCCCCAAATAAACCGATTACTAATTAAATAACTAACAATTTATATAATATAATCTGTTACTCTAGCAGGATTCGAACCTGCTCTAACAGAACCAAAATCTGTTGTGCTGCCATTACACCATAGAGCAATAAGTTTCGCATATACTTAGTAACTAAAAACATTTCCGTCTATATGACATACAAGAAAACCTTTATCTGTTGCAAAGATAGTAATAATATTAATATCTCCAACAAATAAAGGTTTATTTAATTCTTATTAGTATAGTGCTACCAACAATAGCCTTTACGGGGCGGTTTATTTATCAAATGATGTAGGAACAAATCCAAGTATATTTTGACCATAATGATAATAACTATTACTCTTATCAAGAGTAGCAAGATTATTATAAGCTCTATAAATAGGAACTTGTCTCATAAGTTTAACTTTAAATTTATTCTCACCTTTATAACGACCAGTAGTATAATTATAATCAAATTCATCATCAAACATAGCATTTGCTACAAGATTAAGACTATTGATAATATCATTAGGCATATTCATCATTGCAATAGGAGAACTCCAAAGCTGTTTAGCATTGTTTGGAAGGAATATTGGATTATACATCATACTTTCAGTTGCAAGTTGGTCTGCACTATAAAGCATAAGATTAGGAAGAAGCATTTTATCTTTATCCTTATCATCCCAAACTATATTAGTACCAATAGCAACCGTAATAGAAGATAAAGCACCAAATATATCACCAGCTGTTCTACGAATAGAAGCTTTCTGATATTCAGGTAGTGCTTTCCAGTTAACTCGAATATTCTCAGCAAAGTTTACATAAGCAGCAAAAAGATTTTGAGTACCTTCAAGTGCTTCAAGTTGTTTATCATCTAAGAGTTTATGTCTTTCGTTATATTGACGAATAGGCATTGTAAGGAAATCCATAAGAGCAGGACCACAACCTACACGATTATCACCTGTTTGTTCATTGAAATAACCTTTTCTTCTCCAATGTTTAAGAATACCTGGATATATATGTTTATGATATTGCATAACAAGACTACCCCACCAATATTTTTCGAGTTGAGCAGCACCAAGTCTATCATATACACCATGTATCTCTTTATTAACACTAATAACTTTACCTTTAAATTCTCCAAGAAGAGCATAAGCATCATTTACTTCTCCGTTAGTACTTTGCTTAAAAAGTTGTTCCATAAGAGAACCATCTTTAAAACCTAGTTTACCATCAACTAAATCAAGCTGTTCCATAAGAGTAGGATTAGCTTCAAATTGTTCCTTAGCTTTAACTTCAAGTTCTTTACGTTTAGCAATAAACTCTTTACTTTGTTTGTTATTAAGGAAAACATTCTTAAATTCATTAGCTAAATCTCTTCTTCCTCTAGCATATTCTTTAAGTTGATTTGGGTCAGACTTTATATCATTTACAAATTTCTCAAATTGGTCAGCAAGAGGAGTACCAGCAATAAGTTGTCTCATAGCTTCTTCGTGAGAAGCAACTTTATATTGAGACCAAGTCATAGCTTGATAAGGAAGTCTACCTTTATTTCTATAATCATCTACAGGAACAATTCTATTATCAAACATCATAGCAAACATAGCACTATTCTGCATATGATGTTCACCCATAGCGTTAGGAGAATACATAAGGTTTCTAAGACGATTAATAGCATCACTAGCTTTAAAGCTACCAGTAGGTCTGCCAAGTACTTCGTCAAAATCTACTACATTCATAAATTTAACAATAGCATCAGCAAGACTAGTACTATCTTCTCTAGTCATTCCTCTTAGGAAAGATAAAGAAGCACCATACCACATAGTTTTAGCTTTATTCCAAGCAGAGGTACTAAAATAAGCTTTAGCTATATGTTCAGCAAAAATACCACTACGACCTACAGTAACGTTACCAATACCACCAGTAATATTAAGCATCATAAACTTAGCACTAGTAAGACTTTGTGCAATATTAGCAGCTTTAGTAAGTTTATTATTAGGAAGTTTATATCTATCATAGATAAGTCTATTACCCCAATTAGTAAACTGACCATAAAGTCTTTCATCATAAGGCTTTTCAGTATAACGAGTAACATCAGTAGTACTTCTATTAAGGTCTTTTCTGAGATTACTAAAACCTATATTATCATCAAGTACAGGAGTAGCTTTAATCATATTTTGACCATAATAGAAGAGATACTTATTATCTTGAACAGCATTTTGATGACCAGCAAGTCTAATAAACTGACTAATACTAGAAATAAAATCTCTATTGACAAGAGATTGATGTATTGCTTTATTATTCTTTTCAGCAGCATCAATTCTAGCTTTATGTTCAGTCATAGCTTTATTATACTCTTCATCAGTAGTATATTGGTCTCTTGTTGGTTCAGCAGCTTTAATTTTATCGACGTCTTCACTATTTTTATTAGTAAATTCTCTACCAATCATAGGAAGTACTGGAGTTTTATCAGTAGAATAACTCATGTCAGCATGAAGACTATTCTTACCAACAGAACTAATATTAGCATTCCAACCAGCAAATTCAGCTATTTGTTTACCAAACCATTTGATATCATGGTCAGCTTCTTTTGCTGTAATAGGAAGAAAACCTTGACTAATAATACGACGACTAGCTTTATCTCTAACAATCTTATCTAATGTTGTTTCAATAAGTTTCTTAGCTTGTTTTTCATTGTTACTAAGAGTTACATTGTTAATATACTTTTCATCGTCTATACCACGCTTAAAGTTTTCAGCTTGAGTAGTATTCTCTTTATAATCAGGATTACGATATTCTTCTTTAGGAACAATATCTAACTGATTATAATTAGCAGCCCAAGTACCATTAGCATAATTAGGTTTAATACTAGTCTTTTGCCAGATACCTATTGGGTCAAACTTATGAGTATAAACATTCCATACGTGGTTACGAGTAAACCATTTATCAAACTCTTCTTTACCTTTAGCTCTAGCTTCAGCCATAGCGTTACTATAATAAGGAGTTGTAGTAGTTTCAAGATACTCATTAATAGTAGCAAGAGCTTTAGTTTTAATCTCTGATTCTTTACGCAAATCTTTAGCTACTTTTTGATTCTTCATACCAGTATAAAACTCATCTTTAAGAGTAAGAGTACCATAAAGAAAACGATTAGGAAGACGAACTGATTTATCATATACATAATTACCATCTGAGTCTTTAACAATATGACCTTTTTCGTCATATTCAAAATCGTATTCCATATTAGCATCTTCCCAAGCCTTAAGATATTCACCACCAATAGTTTTAGCTTTACCGTATTCAATATCAAACTTAGGACTATATTCAGTATGCATAAATTTACGAATAAAATTACCAACAGCAGAACCATTACCAGGTATATCTTCGTTAACTATAGTCTTCTTTGTATTACGAAGTTTCTCATACAAATCAGCAAGTTTATGAAGTTCTTCAATACTAATTTGATGTCTATCTGTAATAGTATTAACTTCTTTCTTAGTAGTATCATAATAAGGACGAAGAATTTCATTAACTTCATTAACTAATTTAAGATACTCAACATTAGTTTTACCCTCTTTACTATTAGAAGTGAGCATTCTTTGTACTACAGCAGGAAGAGCTTGCTTTTGTTCAGGAGCATTATTAATTAATATCTGTTCATTACCAGCAGAATAAATAGTATTATTATAACGACCAGCTTCATCTTTTCTTATAGATTCTTGATCTTCTTCACTAAATATATCACCACGAATACGACCTTTACTATCATAAACCTTCTCACCATTAGCAAGTTTAATTTTGATAAGTTTAGCCTTATAAGATATTTGATTATTTTTCTGTGCTCTACCTTTAGAAAGAATACCATAAGCTACAGCAATTTCATCACTAACTTTAGGGTCTACGTGCCAAGTAGCATTTTGCTCAAGCCATTCTTTAGCTCTTTGATACTTCTCATCATTAGCAAGAACTTCATCAGAAACTTGTTTGTTACCAAAAGCATCACGTTTCTCAGCTCGCTTAATAATATCAAGTCTCTTATCAAGTTCTTCTTCAAAACTATCCTTAACTTGAGTATCATTATATTCTTCATTAATATCACGTTTACGTCTGAGATATTGAGTAAGTTTCATAGCAGCTCCTTGAGAATTTAATACAGCTTCATCATATTTAGCTTTATCTACAATAATAGGTTTACCTTCTTCATCGAAGCCTTTAGTACCTGGAATAGGATTGGTTTCATCATAAATAGGTTTCTCAGTACCATCATCAAAATTTATTGTAGACTCAAGTTGATTAATACTTCTTCTAAGCTTACGATATTCTTCTTCATTCTCAGGACTAAGAACACCATTAATACGAAGACGATTGATATTTCTAATTTGCTCTCTAAGTTTTGTATATTCAGCAAAAATAGTAGGAGCAGTATTAAGCATATAATCATCATTATCATACATAGCTTTATAATACTCATCCTTAAAGCTTTGATTAAGATGAGCAATCTTAAAAGCATCATATTCATGCTTAGCTTTAAGATAAGCCATAGGATTATTAATGACATCTTTACGAGCTTCATTTACTTTATTTCTAAGAGCATCTAAATCTTCAACAAATTTGTCATTATAATCTCTAATAAGTTTACCATTCTTATCGACAAGTTTGTCCCAATTTATATGACCGAGGGCTTTAATAGCTTTTTCAAATTCACGAGCATCTTTAGCAGCTTGCATATCTTTAGCATTAATATCATCAACTATATGTTTGCTAATATTTTGAATAAGACTATTACCAGTATCTTGTAAATCTCCAATCCAAGCATCGCACCAAGTAACAGCATGATAACCATTACAAATATCAATTAAACCATTTTGAATATTAGGGTCATTAGACCATTTAGCAACAACTTCTCTAGCAAATCTTTCATTAAGAGTACTAAGATTAAGTTTGTTACGTAAATCTCCAATAGTTTTCTTAATATGATTAATAAAATCAATTACTTCAGGATTCTCATTTTCATCAACTACAACATCAAATATAGTACCATATTTATTAATAAGACTATCTGTATCAAGAAGTAACTTTTGAAAACGTCTTTGTTCGCTAGGATTATTACGAATCATTTCTATAGTTTCAGGAGCAAATATAGAAGCATAAGTTCCATCTTCTTTTTTATAGAATTGGTCAGCATCACTGATAAGTTTCTTAGCTGTAGCACTAGTGAATCTATCAATAGCTTCATAAAGTTTAGGAGACATATTTGTATAATCAGTACTAACGTTCTCAAAACCATTATTGTTCATAAACTGAACTTCACGATAAGCATTAACGTCACCTTCATGTGCTCTACGATTAATATCAGTAAACATATCAAAATTATATTCAACAGATGTACTTTCTTTATCGTTAGTAGAAGGAATAATCTGAACAACTTTAACTGGATAAGGAATTACTTTACCTTCAGAATTAAATATTACTTTTGTTTCTTTAGCAAGAGCAATTTTCTTAGTAACTTCATTACCATCAATTATATCATGAATAGTTTGGAAATTACCAAATCCTTTATTTACACGATTATAAAGATACCTATTGTTTATAATTTGAACACCTTTAACATCATTCTTAATAAGATTAATAATTTTACTATAAGCATCACGAGCACCACCTATATCGCCAATAGTTTTATCTTTATTAATATCAAAACCAGTATTAACTATACCTTTAGAAGAAATAGCTCGTTCGTTAGCATATTCTTTACGAAGTTCATCTGCTTCTTCTTTAGTAAGTTGATTACCTTGAAGTTTATTATCAATAATAGTTCTATAATACATCTCACTATAAAGAGTATTATTAGCTTGATTAACAGAAACAATACCATGTTCGTTTTCTTCAAGCATACTAACAGGATAAGCAAATATTATATCACCATGACGAACAGTCTTATAAAGATTTGTAGTATTAACACCACGATTCTTAAAAGTAAGTTTTACATAAGGATTAACTCTATCAGTCCAAACATTATAAATACCATACTTAACAGCAAGTTTAGTATCATCTGGAGCAACAGTCTTATCTTGAGCAACTTGAGGTTTATTATCTACTACATCTTCTACGGGGCGGATTTCCGTCTCTTCTGCAACAGTTCTAGTAGCAGCAAATTCATCATTAATATCTGATTCTGTAATATCATTTCTACGAGAAGGAACATTAAGAGTTATAACTCCATTAGGAGTACTAAGTTCATTAACCCAGATTTTACCTACTCTTTTCTTCTTTACAGTTCTCTTTGGAACCATACCATTATCAGAATGACTTCTTAAATAATCATCACGATAATCATCATAAGTAATATGCTTAAAATTAGCATCAATTTGACTAAGAAGACTAGTAGGTTCTCCATCTTGATTAGAAAACAAAGTATCATCACGAAGAGTACTATTCTTAATAATCTTATTAACACCATTACGACGCATCTTGAAACCTTCAACTACAAACGCATATTTAATAAGGTCTATAGATGCAAGTTTAACAAGAGGATTCTTACTCTTAGTAGCAGTTTCAAAAAGATTGTAAGCAGTTTCAGTATCTACATTGTCATCATTGAAACGAATAGATTGAGCAGCACATTCTTTATTACCAACACGATAATTATCTTGAAGGTCAACTTTAAGTTTACCAAATATACCAGCATCTTCTGCTTTACTTTGTAACCAAGCAACCTTTTGAGCAGGAGTAAGTTTAGACCAAGCATCAATTTCATCTTGAGTTGGTTCAGTAATATCTACAACATCAAAATGAAATACTGGGCTACCACTAAATCCATAAATACGAAGACGCTCTTGTAAATCACTAGTTTTAGTTGACTCAAGACGCCCCGTAGAAGAGTTGATAGTATAACCTAATCTAATTCCATCAGCATTATTATAAGCAGCACCAATAACATACTTTTCATAATCATTATATTCTTTCTCAGTAAGTCTACGAGGAGTAGGAAGCATTTTACTAAGAGCTTTAATAGTAGTTACAAAAGCAGAATTTTGAGTTTCAAAAAGCATACTATTAACTACAGTACTAGTAACTGAAGCATACTTTAAGAAAGCATTAAGAGAAGGATAAGCAGATTCATGAGTATCTTTTACATAATTATCTTTATCTATAACACCATCTTTAATAAGTCCAGGATAAATACTTTCAAGGAAAGGAATACCATCTTTACTAAGTACTTTAGCTTGTTTGCTATTATTTATATCTTTAATAGTTTCAAATACTTCATTAGTAGCAAATATAGTTTGTTTAGCTCCAAACTTATCAGGGTTACAAACTCTTACAATTTTCTGAATTACATCAGCTAAACGATTAATATCATTATAAGCTATAAGAATCTCTACTTCACGAGCAAGAGAAACATTGTTTGCATTCTTTACATCATTAGCCAGTTGTTCTTCATCAAGAACAATATTGTTATTTTTAATGAAACTGTAGTCTGTACCAAGTTTATCATTAATAGCTTCAACTACCATTTTACCTGAATATAAAGAACTAGTATCAACACCGAGTTCTTCAGCTACTTCTTTAAGAGCATCAACTATAGGTTGAGCAGAATCTTCGCTATAAACAGATTTACCTTTATTATAAGCATTAACTATACGAGTTACAGCAGGGTGCATCATAAATGCAACACCAGTCTTATAATTACTACCTACATCAGGGAAAGTTTTATATACTGCAAAAGTAAACTCATTTACATTAGGTACCGCACCTTTCTTTACAGCATCAAGAATATGAGCTGTAGTCTCAGAACTATATGCAGTAAGAATAGCATCATCTACATTATGATTGTCGTGTGACCAACCAATCATAGTATGACTAATTGTAATATAACCATCTTTATAAGTAACATTGTCTTCTCCAAAACGTTTAGCTAAAACCTCAGCTTGTTTTGGAGTAGCTTTGTATCTAGCACTAATAGCATAATTTTTATCAATAGTTGGTTGAACTTTGTTGCAAATAGACACAAAAGTATCACGAGTAACACTAAACGCTTTAAGCTTAGCACCACTCATAACATCTTCTTGATATTCAGCTTGGTCAATAAAATCATAACAACTACGACCATTACGAACACTCTTAACAACATCATTCATAATACTATCGCGTGCAGTAATAATATCTTCAAATTGAGATTGACCAGTATTTTCTTCAAAAGCTTCATCGGATTGAAGAATACGAAGCATATCATCAAGTATACGATTGTTACGAGCTTGACGACTATTCTTTTCTTCAATACTATTAGCTTTACTAAATTCTTCACGACTAAGAAGTTCATGTTCTTGTGCAGCATTAGCTAAAGCAGTAGATTCGTTAACTCCATTTTTAACAGCTTCTTCTAGTTTAGCTTTAGCATCATCGTTAAGTTGTTCTTTTACATAATCGTCATATAATTTACCAAATGATTCTTTATAAGCAACTTTTTGAATATCACCATCTTTATCTATATACGTATTGTGTTGAATACCATATACAGAATCAATATCAAAGTCAGAACCAGTTTGAGCAACCCAATCATCAGGAACAACAATAGTAGAACCTTGAGCATCATCAAGGAAACCAACTACTTTCATTACGCAAACAGACTGTTTACCTTCAGTTGGAATACGATAACCAATAAGAGTATCAAGACCTGCATCTTGAAGTTCTTTAAGAAGTTCTTCTTTACTCTTCTTATAAGTACCATCGGCGTTCTTAGCAAAACCAAAGTTACTAGCAGGAAGCATTATTTCAATATAACGTTCACCTTCTGGATGTTCTTTAGTTTTAGGATGATAACGAAGAGTTTTATCTATTGTACTAGCTTTTACAATACCATTAATTTTTATATCTTGATTTTTTAACGTATCATCTGTTATATTATCGTAAGTCCATTCTAATTTACCATCAGTTTTAATACCATAATATTTCTTTAAGTTTTCTTCTGTAACTTCTATTAGTCTTGGTTTATAAGTTCCTATTTTAGCTTCAGGAAAACCATCTTTATTTGTATTACCAGTAACTTTAATAAATTCTCTTTGTGGCTGGTCATATAAATAAAATTTTCCATTAATTTTTAAACTAGCAGCATAATGAAGTATTTCTTTATCTGATATAGGAGATTTAGCACCATGTATTGTAGCAATCATAGAAGCATCTTCTCTAATACCATTATTTCTTAAATATTGAATAGCTTTTTGTGCAGTATAATTACAAATATAACTACCTTTAGAAACAGAATCTATTATTCCATTAGGAATTTTTTGCCAAGAATCAATTTGCAAATCTAAAGATAAACCTTTAGTAGCTTTAAAACCTACATTAGTAATCTGAGCAGCATGAAAACCAGGCAACTTCTGACGAGTAATAGCATTATTAAACATAGACTGACAAACATTCTGAGCTTTACTCATCATATTAGTCATATATGTAGGCATAACAGTATTAGCTCTTCCAAGTTCAGTATAAGGACTATCTTCATTAAGAGTAAAGAACTCTAGAATATTACTATCAAGACCTTGACGAAGACATTCTTTACGAAGCTTATTGAAGAATAATTTCATATCAAGTCCTTCAATGTTTCCGTTAGCATCGAGTTTAATAGAACCATCTTCATTTGTAGGAATATTAAGTTCCTTAACAAGACTATTGAAACTATCTTTAATATTAGCAACATAAAGTCTAAAAAACTCTTTCTTAACTTCTCCAATAGTTCCAGTATCAGGAATATTATCAACAATCTTCTTCATAATCTGAATAGCAGCTTTATTCTCTGCATTTATGTGTTGAGGAGTTTCTTGTTGAGTATAAAGGAAATTATAAGAATAAGTCTCTTTATAATCTTCTACATGATTATTAAAATCTTGAATGTGAGCATCAGTAACTTCACCAGTTTCTTCATCAAATAAAGTAAGAACACCAGCTTTACCAGCTTTAGAAGTCTCTTCTGTATTAAGTTGGTCAATACCATTATCTTTCATAAGATTATATACTTTCTCAAGGTCAGTACCTTCAATAAATCTAGGTACAAGAACAAGTTCTGCATTCTTAATTTGACGAGGAGCATAAGTATTAATCTTATCGTTATAAGTCATATCATAATAGAAGTTCTTTTGTACTTGAACAAAAGTTTTAATATCATCTACTCTAAGAGGTTTACTTCTATCCATAATACGTTCAATAAGAGGCATATATTTATTAAGTTGACCTCTACCTGCAACACGACGAATCCATTCTTCAAAAGTAATATAAGATTGAGCATCGTTTACAGTAGTATTTTGATAACCTTCCATGTGCTTATTCGCTTTAGCAATAGCTTCAGCTTCTGTAAGTTCAGGGTCGTGCTTCATATAAACACGAGCAAGTTCGTGAACAACAGGACCATTTTGAGAAGCTTCATTAGAAGTTCTTACAGTATTCTTAATAGTAATACCAACAAAACCAGGACGTTGAGTAACATGAAGACCAAGACCATTAAGTTTATCTTGAATAGCTTGACTATTAAGATAACTCATCTTCTTTAAGTCTGTCAACATCATATTCTCATCTTGATAAATATTAAAAGTACTATAAGGAGTACCACTAGCTTGACCTTCCTTAGCACGTTTCAAGAAGTCTTGAGAAGACTTATAAAATTTATCATCACCTTCAAATAAATCATCAAAATAATTATAAGCAAGACGATAATTAAGAGCAAAGTCAGCAACATTATCATCATTAATAAGTCCAGCTACATCAAGATTTTTAAATTCATCCATACGTACAGCAGAACTATCAATATAATTACTAATAAATTCTGCTATTTTGTTATCAATAGCTTCAGCTTGTTCTTTAGTATGATTAAGTTTAATCTTACCATTTTCATAGCCAAAATGAATAAAGCCACCTTTACTACCATTATACAGACTATCAAAATAATCATCAAGAATTTCTTGACCATAATTACGAACTTTACCAGTTTTATAATCAGTAATAGTGAACTTATCACTATGGAACATATTTCCAACTAAACCATAATTAGAATCAAGATATTTACCTTTCTTAGTTTGATAATTAGCGTAAAGTCTACGAGCAGACTCTTTATCTAATCCAAAAGCATTATTAGGATTAAACTTAGGTTTACCATCAGCCTCACGTTGAATAATACCATCATCACCAGTCAAGAATATCATATTAATAGCTTCAGCCATATTAGTCAACTCTTGATTGAATATCTTTCTAAATTGTTTATAAATAGGATGTTCTCTATTAATTTGGTAATTAACTTGAACATCACCAATTCTACCATTACGATAAGCTTGTTTACGATACTTATCATATATAATAGGACGAAGATTATCTCTCATTTCATTATTATTAAGAATAGTAGCTTTACCATTCTCAATAACAAATTTATTCATACCTTTTACGGGGCGGATAGAACCAGTAATAATATATTTGTTTATATTACCGTCTTCGTCAACAAATTGATAACCAATAGTTGCAGTTTTACCGTCATTACGAATAATCTCATTCTCATATACAGAACGAGTAATATTATTATCAGTTAAATCTCTAGTAATTTGAGCACGGTCGCTACGATTATCTTCAAGTTGAATAAATTTAGCTCTAGGATTAGCTTGATTAAATGCAGCTTCAGACATACTAGCAATATGCTCTGCAACATAATTCTTAATATAATTATCTACATCAGCAGCATTTGTTACAGTTCTAATTGGATTACTCTTAGTTATATGATAACGTGGAGCACGAACTACAAATGTTTTAGGAGCATCAGAAGGAGTTCTCATAAAGTAATTAGCAAGAGGAATGCTATTAGTTACTCTATCTGCATCAATATTTTTATCGCTATTAAAATAATTAGCAAAAGCAGTATAAACGTAATCACCTTTACTCATCTGAGCATAAGTAATACCTGTGCCTTCATCAGTTTTTACAGCTCCATTAAATAATGCAACATTAAGTAAACCAGAAGCATAATTAGTAACACCATATTTCTGTTTGTCAGCATCATAATAAAAGAGACCATAATTTACAATCTTACCATTTTCTCTAGTCTCAATAAGAATATTGCTAAGATTATATTGATTATTCTTAAATTTAAACTTAGCAAAGTTAACAAGAGACTCAGGAGCAGTATTACCTAATTCATCAGTAGTAGTCTTAGGACTATTGAGTACTTTAAGAAGATAAGTAATCATAGAACTATTGATAATATCAGATTGAAGATTACCTAAACCGTTACGAGAATTAAGTTCAACTTTAACAGAGGAATAAGGATAAAGTTTATCCGCTAAAGCAATACTCTGAGTAATACTATCTTGAGAACGATAATCACTAAATCGAATATTATCTCTTTGACTAACAAGTTTATCTATTTCTTCATTAATTTTATCTATACCTTTATGTTCTCCAGCTTCGTTGAGAGCGTCAATCTTAGTTTGAAGTTTCCTAATTTCTTTGTTAATACCACTAATAGCATCACGATTTTCGGTATACTGAGAAGTAGTAGCATCAGAAGCTTTAGCTATCTTTCTGAGACTATCAGTAAGATAACGCATATTGGTAGCAACTTCACTATTATTAGCAAGACGAACATAATTATCAATAGAAGCTTTATCTGCACTAGGATAATAATCTTTAATACGAGAAGCAATTCTATCAACAATAGTATTATAAAGTTTAGCTTGGTCTAAAGCAAACTCATCGCCAGCAGCAAGAGCTTGAGTATATTCTATAATAGTTTCATCTACTTCATTAGCAAGTTTATTAGTAACATCAGAATCAATATTTATATGAGTAAACTTAGCATCATTAAGGAAACTAAGAACATGAACTTGCTGAGCATTGCTATTCTTATTACTCTTATTCATAGTTGTATTCTCGTCAGCAATACGAGTTTCATATTTATTAATTACAGTTTTGAATTGAGTATAAAGACGAGCAGCATAATCTAAATCAGAAGTAAGGTCTTTATAAAGTTTAATAAGACCTTCCATACCAGGAATATTACTAGCTTCTTTTACACTATCAATAAAAGTATTAAGATTAGAAACATCTTTCTTGGCACTAAGAGTACTAATAATATCTTTTACGTCAATATAATCTACGTTACCAGTAGGATTGTTTTTATCATAATCATAAACATCCTTTACTTTACCAGACTTTAAAGTCTTAGTACCAACAGTATTACTAGTAAGTTTAGGTATCATAGAAAGATTAAGACGAATATCAAGGTCAAAACCTTTCATATAACTAGAACCAAGACCACTATGGTCATTCCAAGTATTATCTTGTCTATCACCTACAGTAAGTACATCTTCATCTTCATTATTATTATAAGAAGAATCATCTACTGAATCAAAATCTTCAGCATAATCTTCAGCAAGACTAGATTCAGTTTCATCACTATATTTTAGATTACCAATAATAGGGTCAGCAATAATAACTCTATTAAAGAAATCTTTACCAGTAGTATCTTTAAATATATCTTTATAAACAGCAAAAGTATTCTGAACTTGAACATCACCATTCTTATCAAAAGCTTTAGTTATAGCAAGCATAAGTTCATCTTTCTTATAATAAGTTTCATTATTATTAAGAAGAGCATCAGCTATCTTATTAACTTCAGCATTAGTTGCAGGTTTGCCAATAGCTTTGAGATAATTAGCAGCAACATCCTTAGTTATTCTAACTTTTGTACGTTTAATTAAATCGCCAAGAATAGTATCCTTATCAACAATTTCTCCACTTCTAATATCACTAACGTACATACTACGCATAATATTAGGAATTGCTCTAGTAATAGCATATACCTTTGCATGACTATCACTATAACCGAAAGCATCTACATCCTTAGCATAATAAGTGCCTGTGCTTTGAGCATTAACATCAAAGTGAATACTATTATAATAACGGATAGCAGTATTAGCAATAACTCCTCTTTCAGAATTATCAACACTAGGAATATTATCAGTATGATTTACTTTCTGATAATACTCAACAAACTCATCAGTAAAACCTCCAGTTTCAGGATTACTAATAAGACTAACTAACGCTACAAAACGAGCATTATTTGCTCCAACCTTACGTTTAATGCTTGTGCCAGCACTTGTTGTTTTAAAATTACAAGCCATAACTTTATTAATTAAATTAGTTATTTAAAAGTAAAGTTCTAGAGGATTTTAAATTCTCCTCTAGAACCTTGAAATATATTTTATGAATAATCTATTTGCAAGACATCGAAATTGCAGCAGAGCTAACGAGAGAGACAAATTTGGCACGTTCCGACATTGGGAGAGATTCGATTGCTGAATTGAATGAATTGAAAGCTACTTCTTCACTAGTACTTTCATCAGCATCATATTCGTCATCAGCATCAACATCTTCATCCTTAATATCAAACGTTTCATTAGCACTTCCAACATCATCACTATCTATAATACTATTAGTATTATCAGCAACTGTTTCTGTTTCAACTTCTTCTATACGCCCCGTAGAAGATGTTGTTGGTTGAGTAACTTCTTCTTTTTCTTCAGCTTTAACTTCAGCTTCTTGATTATTCTTAAATATTTCACCAAGAGCTTCCATTTGTTTAGCACGAAGACTATTAGGACGAATATTAATACCAAACAAATCACCAATAAACTTGAGTATTTTCTGCCAAATAGTATTACCTTTAATTACTCCACCATCAGCGTCAACTTGATTAAGATAATTCATTAAATCAACATTGGTAAGAGATTCAACAATAAACTCTTCTAGAGCATCTTGAGGATTCTCACGAGTAGCATAACTTTCAGCAGTAAAAGTATTAACATTATTAAGCCACTCACTAATCTTTTCAAGAGTAGCTTTATCTTGAATATGCCTACGTTGTTTAATCTCATCAATATTTCCTGCTTTTAAATCAGTAATATCTTGATTAATAGCAGTAGCAAAATCATCATAAATATCTTGCATTCTATTTCTAAGATTAGCAACTGCATTAGGATGACGTTTATCATTAGCCATATCTTCAATATAACCATGAAGATTTTCGTGCATCAAAGTTCTAATAGCTCTACCTTTTTCACCAGGTTTCTTACTATTAATCATATCTAAGAATATCTGACCAATAACAATTTTACCGCCTTTAGTTTTACTCCAAACAGCATTAGCTTGTGCGTGATGTTTACTCATAAATTCCTCGTCAAAGATAATATCTTTAGCTAAAAGTTTACGTAAAGAACTATCACTTTTAATACTATTTAGTTTCTCTTTAGATGTATCATCTAATAAAAGAGCACTAGCAACTTCAAAACCTTTATCTGTAGAATCAGATGTTACAATGGATTTAATTTCATCAGCTTTAGAAGTATAAGTATTTGTATCATCAACACCCTTTACGGGGCGGCTTTCCTGTTTACTTGTTACTTGAAAACTAAATCTAGCGTTAGCTCCTTGTTTATTAATAGCAGTTCTTCTAATATTACTACCATTTTCTTGAGCCATATTAACTCTAAGAAGATTATTTTGTTGAATAAAATCTTTAAAACTATCATAAGTAAGATTTACACCATTTTTTCCTTTATATTCAGGAATAGTAATTTGAAACTTACCATCAGTAGTTCTACTAGTAATACCTTGAAGAGTAATATTATGATTATTATCAGACTTTAAAACAGCAAAATTAATATTGAAATTGAGACTTTTTATTCCTTTAATAAGTCTATCAGTTATAGCAGATAAATCACTATTGTAAGAAATATAATTAGGTTTACCATCAACTTTATTAATTATTTGACCTATACCATCACCATTCTTATCTCTATAGAAAAGAAGTTGATTATTCTTATTACCAAAGTTAATTCCAAGAATATTTGCAGTTCTAAATACAGATAGTTCTTTACTAAGGAAAATAGGATTTTTATTAATATTAAGAAGATTATCAATAAAATCAATAAAGTTATCTCTATTCTCAGTAAAATCACCATCATTAAGAGAAGCAAGTCTATCTTTAATTTGAGTAACTATAGCATTTTGAAATTGCTTAAAGTCTTTACCTGTCTCAACATATCGTTGTTTGTCATCTTTTGTATAGTATGTAGCACCTGTCCAACTCACAGGATAAGCATTTACAATATCTACAGTACCGTTACTACGAGGAACAGTTACATAAGTTCGACCAACATTAACAAGAAACTTATTACTTCCAATACCGTTAATAAATTCACCACTAGTAGATTTAGCAGCAATTTCAAACTTAGTATCTTTAGCAATAGCTAATTGAATAGGTTGAGAAGTTTCAGCATCACTTTTGAAAGTACCATCATTACTACGAATAAGCTCACCTTCAAATACATCGCTAGCTACAATATCAATGTTTGGATTGTTATCTAATTTACTAGTTTCATTATAACTTTCACGAAGAGTATCAAACCATTTATCAATAGAATTAGCAACTACTGCACCAGTAAACTTATTAACTTTTCCTTCGGTAAGAACTTTATAGTTATATCTCCAAAGTTTAGCAAGACCGTTAAGAGCAACTTCATATTCAGGACCATTTTCATCAGAATTAATCATATTATTCTTAATCATATCTTGAACAATAGGATTACTCTTAAATTCATTAACTAACTGTTCAGCGTTAAATTTATCAAAAGCAGCTTTATGAATAATTTCATTAAGTTTTTCGTGCTCAGGAGTTTTACTTCTAGCTATATCTTTAAGAACTTGTTTAAGTGCTCCATCCTTAGAACCATCAGCTTTATCTACATGATAAATAAGTCCATCATTCTTTTGAATATATTCACCTCTATCTCCAATAGAAGGAATTGATATACTACCAACAAGTTTACCATTAGATTTAATACCTAAACGACTAGTACCTTTAGCTGTAGTAACTCTTTCGATAGTAAGTTTATCGCCATTTTTAAGTTTGACTTGTTCAGCATAACTTTCTTTCATAGCTTCATTAGTACCAAAATCTGAAAGATTCATATTAACTTGATGAACAGTTCCATTAGGAAGAGTAGCATCTCTTTCAGCTTGAGATTTATGAAAGTTATTTAAGAAAGCAACAGGATTACTAACATCATTGGCATCAGTAATATTAAATTTAGCTTGACCTTCAGGAGTATTAAGATAAGCAGACAAACTATTAAACATAAAGTCAGCCATAGAATAATCATCATAAGCAGACTTAATATAATCCATAAGGTTCATAAGATTACCATAATACTTACCATTGATTTGTGGAAGTTCGGCATCTTTAGCATATACATCAAGAAGGTCACTAACAGCTTTTTTATAAGAATCATCAAATACTACAGCTTTACCATTTTTAGACCTGGCATTACGTTCTTCTTGGTCAAAACTACTAAAATAAACAGAAACAACAGTACTTTCTTTATTCATAAGTTTTTCTTGTCTCTTACGAATACGTCTGAAAGCACTATCTATTTGTTTTTTAGTTTCAGTTTCACTATATCCTTTAGCTACATAGTCATCAAGAATACTCTTAGCTTTGGCATCTAAATCTAAATCAGGAGTAGTTTTTAATTCAGTAATAACATCTCTAATGACTTTAGTATCAGAAGCATTACCCATAAAATCAGGAACTTTAGGTTCTTCAACTTCAGGAGTAGTCTCTTCAACATTATTAGTAGGTTCAGCTGCTGCTGGAGATTCTACTAATTTTGTTTGTTCTAAACCCCCCGTAGAAGATGTTTGTGGTAAAGTTTCTTCTTCTTTTGTATTTTCAATTCCTAATTTACCTTGACTAACAACTTCAAAATCATTACCAGTAAGTCTAACAATAGGATAAGAAGTTATACCTACGTTATCTTGAGTAGCAATATTAGCATTAGCAAACAAATCTTCATTAGTCGTAAGACTTGCAATGTTATCATTACTTGTAGGATGAACTTCATACTCATCGTTATTCTGAGTTGGAACAAGTTGATAATCATCAGAAGCAGTCTCATTACCAGTACTAGCTACAAACTTATTATTTGTAAAGTTTAATTTTCCGATTTTACTTGGTTTCACAACAGATGGTTGTGTACCAACATTCGATAATTGTGTATTTCCTTGCGCTGTGACGCTTTCAACTGATGAACCTGATGAATTATTCGTCTGCCCAATTTGAGGGGCTGAGAGCGAAGGATTTAGGGGTTCTACTGTTTGTGCTGCTTCAATAGGAGTAGGAGTTGCAGAATTAAGTTGTTCAGCTTCTTCTTCTTGAGCTTGAGTAGCAGCAGGTTTAGTATCTTCAAATAAATCATCTTTAGCAAGCATTTCTTGTATTTGTTCACCAAAACGGTAATTAAGATTACCACTAAGATGAAGAGCATCTAAAGATTCTTTTAAATTTGTTTTATCTTTATCGTTAAGAATAGATACAAAATTATCATAATTTTCAAAGTCTTGATTATAGTAAGCACCAACTGCGTTAATAATAGCATCACGATTATCTTTATTACGTTTAGCTATATCCTTAACAGTATCGAAACTTTGATTTACAACTTTAACTCTAGCATCATCAAGAGTTTGATTTAAGAAACTAAGTTCACTAGCAATATCTTCTCTATTCTTAACTTGTTTACTTTTAAGATAATCTCTATTAACTTCAGCAATAGCTTTATCAACAAGCAAATCAGTAAAGTTTTTACCGACAACACCAGGAATACCAAATTCATCAGCAGCAGTAAGAACTTGATTAGCTTTTCTACGATTATCTTCAAAAGCTTTATTTTGCTCAGCAATACTTAGTTCATCAGAATATTTACTAAGTTCACCAATAATATTATGCTTAATAGCATACTCATCAAGTCTTTTAAAATAATCGGCACGTTTAGTAGCATCTTCATTACCTTCAGCATCAGTAAGGTCTAAAGACATAATATCTTTAAGTTCTTTACTAGCACCTTCATTAGGTTTAAATTTAAGAACACCATTTTCGTCATGAAAAGCTGTAATTCCAGTACGAATAGCTTCACGAAGATAATCAGGAGTAAGTTGTGCTTGAACAGCAGCTATATTTTTATTAATATTATCAAGAGCAACAGCTTGACTAATATCAGTCTTAGCAGATTCTTCAACTTCTCTACGTTGAGCATAAAGTTCAGCAAGATTATTAGCAAGAATTGTTTGAGCTGCAACTCTTTGTAAATCATCAATAGAAGTATCACCAAGTTTATTAGCTATTTCTTTAACTTGAAGAGCAACATTAATATTAGATTGAGTTAAATTAAGTTTATCTTCTTGACGAGCAATATCTTGACCATACTTGACATTGTTTGTAGCAATCATTTGAAGATATTCAATAGGAATAACTTGGTCATCTTTACGATGAGCAGCATAGTTGTCAGCAATATTTATAACTCTAGTAAGTTCATTATTATATTGTTGAGTAACTTCATCCATTTTATTAAGTATCTCTTGTTGAGTTTGAGTAGCATCTTCTTTAGTAGTAATACCTTTATTTACTAAAGCATCACGTACTTCATTAGATTTCATAAACTCACGAAGATAACCAGCATTACCATGATGAGCTGCATTTAAAGTTAAATCAGTAATAAGTTCATCTTGTGCTCTAGACTTAGCAATCTCTTGAGCAGTAGTATTACCTTTAATATCAGCTTTCTCATCAGGACCAGCAAAAGGATTAACACCTTCTTTAATCTTAGCAGCTCTATCAAAGAATGTATTAAAGGTATTCAACCAAGATTGCATATTATCTCTACGAGCTTTAACTTCTCCAGTTTCACTAAGACCAAAAGAACTAGGAGTACTTTCACCAGTTTTATCATCTTTTTTAGTCTTATTCTTTTCGTCTATAGTAGCTTGAATTTTACCAAAAGTAGAACCTAAATGATGAAATACAACACCACCCATTACTCCCCAAAAAGCAGAATCAGCAAGACCTCCACTACGAAGATACTTTTTCATTCTATCATCCCAAGGAGATTTGTCAGCATCAGCTTCATCGAGAAGTACTTTACCAAGATTAGTGCCTTCCATTTGAGCGATATAGTTTACAGCTTCTTCAGCTCCTTCACTAAGTTCTCCAGCTACAATAAGTTTTTCGTTTTTAAGTCTATCCCAAACTTTATTACGAGCTTTAGTCCAAGCAGAAATTTTATCAGCAGCAGCTTTAATTTCTTCTTCAGTTTTACCTATAGCAAGTTTATTATTACGAAGAGTTTGATTAAGACTATAGGCTCCACTTCTATCTTTAAGACCTTTCCAAAAACCTCTAAGTCCATACATTTGAATAATATCAAAAGTAAGGTTTCCAAAGTTATATTTAAAGTCTTCATCGGCAGAAGCTTTAGAAATCTTTCTAGCAACAGCATTTCTATCAGAAATATCAACATCTTGAAGAAGTTCTTGATTCTTATTTACAAAAGCTTGATAATCCTGATTGTTCATATGATTAAGTTTATCAGTAGCATCTTTATAAACATCTTGATAAACTCCTTGTGCTTCTTGATAATTTTCCATCATACGTTGAAGTACAGCATTACCTCCAACATTAGCAAAAGTATTAAGTTTTCCACCTTCTCTAGTACTATTTATAATTTTAGCAGCAGCAGATTGAAAACCACTAAGTTGAGCACCTTCTACTCCACGTTCAATATTATCAAGAGTTTTGTTAATACCAAATAAACTTTTAAGACCACTACGACTACGTGCACCAAGTTTAAGAGCTTTACCTATAGCACCAGCACCTTTCATAATACCAGTAGCAGGAAGAAGTAAAGTTAAACTAGACATTACACTAGGAAAATTACTAGCCCACCAACCAAAATTTGTAAGACCACCACTATAAATATCGTTACGTTCAGGGTCACTATATATTGGAGCAACTTCTTGGTCAAAATAATCTTGCCATTCTTTAATTTTATTACTAATAGGATTTTGATAATCACCATCACTAGTAAAGAAACCATTTGCAACAGCATCAAACAAATCAGGTACAGCTTTGATTGTACCAAGAATAGCTTGACTAACAAGAGTTTGACCTAAAGAGTTACCAGCTTTAGTCCAATTAGACTGATTTTCAGCACGCTCTTTATCAAGATTAGTAATAGGATTAGGAGTAACACCATAACGTTGATAATTATGAGTATCACCCATTACCCAAGCATTATCTGCATTCTTAGCAAATTCGTTAGCTGCACCAGATGTAATATCTTGGCTTACATCTAAAGTGCGAAAGAAGGGTTGTTGAGCACGACCCTTCTTTGTTTTAGGATTATAATTAGGATTACTAACTATAACTCCACTATTATTAAAAACATTTTCTGTATTCATAATTAATCGATGTTATAAGCATCATTATCATACATTCCTATATTACTAAGAATATAATTAGAATAAATAGCTCTTTGATTATTAATAAGATTAATATTATCTGTATCTACAAAACTATTCATAGCTTTAGCTAATTTAGTCTTATAATCTTCAGATGAAAAATCTCCATTTATAACATTATTAGCAATAGGAGCAAAACTTTGCCAAGCTTGTGGATAAAGTTCACTCATAGCACTAGTAACATAAGTATCTATTTGTCTACTTAAATCTTGTTGAAATTGAGCATTTAAAGAACCATCTTTATTTTTAAGACCTTTACGAAGATTACCATCTTCATCATAAAATTGTTTATTAGCTAAGTCAATACCATCTTCAACTATGAGCATTTTATTAACTTTACGAAGTGCATCGTCTCTAGTTAAAGGTTGTATTCTACCACTATTATATTCCATTTGATAAACTGCCTTTCCAGTAGAAGGGTCATTATAAACATTAAGTCTACCATCTTGAGGAATATCAACAGGATAATTATACATTTCCATACTAGCAAGTTCTTTCATAGCTCTAGTCTGAGAATTTTGAGAGAATACTTTCTCAGCTTCACCATTCATAAAATCAGGAATAAATATCTGACGACTATTCTCTTTAATATCTTCAATTCTATTACCTGTTTCTGTATTCTTATCCATCTTAGTTGGAATAGTAATAACATAACCAGTTTGATTACCTTGCATACCAAGAGAAACTTGAGTTTCTGGGTCAAACTTTCCACTAGCAATAGCAGCACGTAATAAATCTTGAATATTAGCTTTTTCATTACTACTATCTACTGAATGACGAACAGTAGTATGGTCATCAGAATCTTCTTCATCAGTAACATACATTTCATATTGAGTAAAATCAGCATTCATAAGACCATTAAGAATAGCATCGCCATTCTCTTTTACAAGAGCATTAGCTAATTCAGTATTGAGTCTACCAGTATTAAGAGCATCACTAATTTGTTTTCTACGAGCACTATTAAAAGGAAGAATCATAGAACTAACAGTAGATACTCCACTTCCATCACCACTCATACCTTTTACGGGGCGGATAGCTTGGTTAGCACTTTCTATAGCTTTAGCTGGAGCTTCAAAATTATTAATCATTGAAATACTAGGATTAAAGTAATATCCGTTTGATTCTTCTATAGAACTTGAAGAAGCTCCAACTCTTGTAGCAATATCAATACCTTGATGTTTAAGATTACCTCTTTCCATAACAGAAGATGGACGAACACTTTCGTTATTTTTTACAATATTACCTTTAGCATCAATTCCAGCTATTTGAAATCTATATAGACCTTTATCATTCTTAATATTACGAATACCATTATATACTTTATTAAATAAAGAACTACGTTTACTAATATCAAGAATATATTGACCATTTTGAACTTTAATCTTAGCACCAGCTTTTATTAAAGCTTCTTTAGTAAGATGAGTACGTTTCAACATATCATTAAAAGCATCATCATTATATTCTACATCTTTAGCTAACCAATCAATACCAAATAAAGTTCTTTTTTCAGTCTTACCACCAAATTTAATAGATATTCCTTCAGCGTCAGTAGTTTTTGTGCTACCTAAACTTCTTAAAGCTTCAGAATAAGCTTTACTAAAATCATTAGTACTTTTACGTTTATTACCTTCAGAATCTATACCATTATTGAGACCTGGAAGAACGTTATTATTATTTACAGCATTAAGAAAACTATATGCTGCTCTTTGAGTATCGTCAGCATGAGACATTATACCTTGTATTCTACGACCATCAGTTCTAAGACTTTTAATAGTTTGATTAACCATTTGTTGTTTAACTGGGTCACTAAAGTGAGCACGAGATAAATAATTAGCTGCACCAACAAAATCTCCATCACTTATAAACTTATCATATATTTTTTTACTAAGCATAGTTTACTAATTTAAAATACCATTTTCAGAAAGACTTCTACTTATTTGCTGGAAATAAGAACTATCACGTTTAACATTCCAACTTACCTCACCAGGATTACTATAATAAGTTCCACCTAATGTAGGAAGTGAAGCAGTAATTTTACTAGTATCTGTACCAGAACCAAGAGCATATTTAGTACCATAAGTTAATCCTCTAGTTTCAGAACTACCTGAAGTATGACTAACACTAGTATTATCATAAGCCATATTTTTAGTAATAACACCTATCTTACTAAGCATATATTCTTTAACTTTAAGAGGTTGACCATTAGCGTCGTAAATATCATTACCAAACGCATCAATACTATTTTGAAGAGTTTTACGTTCTTCAGGGTCAGTTGTAGTATTAAGTTTATCTTTAAGTTGATTAACTTTCCATTGAACATCATCAAATTGTTGAATAAGAGCATTCATATTATCTGGGTCAAGAGCAAAGAGTTTATTATAAACTTCATCAATCTTTTGTTTAGTTAAAGTTTCTCTTTGATAACTAGAACCGCTAGAAGTACTATAACCAGTTTTTACAGAACGAAGACCTTCAGGAGTACTAGTACCACCATTACCTATACCTTGTTCATCAGAAACACTATGTTGAGAAGTACTACTAGTAGCACGTTTTACAGGAGCAGCAAGTTGACCAGCAAGTGTAACAAGTCTAGACATATCAACTTTCTTAACTGGGTCCCATCCAGCTTTCCAATCTGTACCTCCAACTATATTACCATTCTCATCACGAACATCTTCATAAGCATATTTATTTTGAGCAAGCCAACGTTCTTTAGTAAGACCACTAATAACTCCGCTATTAGCAAGAGACTCAACTTCACCTTTCTTTTTTTCATAAGCTTCATTAGCTCGAATACGACCAATAACTTCAGGAGAAGAAGTAGCACTTCCTGCAAGTTCAGTAGCAACATCTAATGCCCTACTGTAATCGCCATATTGAGCAGCATCATTAATCTTTTGTTCAATACGTTTAGCATAATCGTATTTCCACTTATCTTCAGCAGCATTAAGTTTTAATTGACCAATAGCATTTGTAATAGCAGACTTTTGTTGAATTGCTTTATCAGAACGCTCATCAATTTTATTCAATGCTTGACTAAGAGCTTCAATATTTGCACGAACTGGTACACGTTGAGGAACGTATCCACCAATAGTAATACCATTTTGATTGTTTTTATAAGCCATATTATTATTATTTGATTACTGATTACAAAAATAATAAAACTTCTGATAGTAATAACACTATCAGAAGTATTTATATAATATTAATTTATACCGTATCTTTGTCTTTGAGCAGAAGACAATCTAGACAAATAAAAACGTTTAGTTCTATCGTCTTTAGCAGTTTTATAAAGACTAGCTACAAGGTCAGGAGATAAGTCATAGCCCATTTCAATAAGTCTAGTAGGAGTAGCATCTTTACTAGAAGCAACCATTGCACGTCTAGCTTGGTCATCCTCATAAGCAGTTCTACCAGCAGTCCAGAAATTAGTCCAAGCTTGAGACAATCCACTAAGACCAACATTAAGAGCATCACCTTTAGCTTGAATAGCTTCATTCTTAATTCTAGCAATCTCACTTTGGCGAACAAGCTCATTCTGTACATTTTGCGCTGTAACAGTTTGTTGATTCTTAGCATCTTCTGTAAGCATCTTATTCTCTTCATTCTCTTTAGTAGCCCAAAGTTTACTAAGATTAGAAAGAGCGTCAAGATTAATAGCACTACTTCTATTAAGAGCAGCTACAGAACTTGACGTATTATTAAAAGTTTGTCCAGTAAGTCTATCTCTATAACGTTTAACCTCTTCTATTTCAGGATTTACATTGTAAGTTGTAGGTAATTTACTAGCTTGAATAATAGGTGCTCTATCAGGAAGAACATACTTACCAGCAGTATTATAATTTACAAGACCTGTACTTAATGCAGCAAGAGTATCAATACCTAATCCTAAATAATCTCCACCACTAAATATAGTACGACTACGATTATGCCTTTGTGGCATATAAGGAACCTCTTCTTCTTTAGGAACTTTAATAAGATTCATAGCATCATTATTTGGTTTCATAAAAGTAGGTTTAATTCTCTTAGCTGTAACTACAGCTTCATTATCGCCTAAAGCGTTACCACCATCATAATCATAATCATAATCTGGAGCATCATATATAGAAGTATATCTTTTATTAAAAGGAACATACATACCACCTAAAGCTTTAGGACGAAGACTAGGATATTTACTATAAACTTTACTTCTAACATCACTTCTTCCGTGAAGACCAGCAAGTCTTAAAGCATCAACAGCATCAGCTTTAGTTGGAATAGGATAACTTCTACCTCCACCTGCAAAATCTTTAGATGATACAGAAGGATATGGATGTTTAGAAGAACCTCTATCTTTAGAAGTTAAACCACCACCAAGTCTATGCTGTTTTCTAAGATAATTAATTCTATTCATAACATTTTTATCACTCATAAAATCTTTACCTCTTTCTTTAACTGTATTGTTATAATTTTTATCAATATGATATTTACCTGTTTTAAGATAATCTAAAGCGTGAATGAAAGGATTCGGATTACTAGTATCTTTCTTTATATATTTAAGCGCTTCATTAACTTCATTATAAGTTTTTTCGTCACCTTCGATATAGTTTGCATCAGTAGGCAAATATTCTATTCTATTATCTCCAGGTTCAAACATATTATCTACAACTTTACCGTTTCTAATAAGATGATTTATAGTAGAAGCTGTAGGGCTTATCCAAAATTGATGATTATTAATTAGTTCTGTAGGACGAATATAACTAACATTTCTTCCGTTATTATTTATAACTTTATTTGAATAACCTCTTGTGTTTGGGTCAACACTCATAGGTGCAATATTACCAGCACTAGTTTCACCTAATAAACCAAAACCATTTACTAAAGGTTGGTTAGCTTCTTTAGTCCACTTATAAATACTATCTACTAAATTTACTGGAATTTCTACACCTTTAAAACTAGAAAATTTCTTTCCTTTACTATTTGTTTGAAGTTCTTTAGTATTAAGTTTTATTTGTCTAACATTAGGAAGATAATTAGGAATAATATGTTTTTTCTCAAGATTGTTTTTAGCTAAAACATCCCTCCAAACTTGAGTATCAGCTTTAAATAAAGGATGATTGGGAGAACCTTTAGCTAATTCTAATCTAGAATTAGCTTGACCTACATAAGTATCATTACTAAAATCTGTTCTTTCTAAAGGTTTTTGCCCATGTATTTGATAAATAGAAAATCTACCATCATTTCCTACACGATATGTAGCCCGATTACTTTTATCAAACCATTTATAACCCTTAGGTGCTCTTTTTCCGTTAAGATATACTATACCTTTATTTATAGATAATCTTTTTCCTCTAGAAGTTTTATTTTTGTAAACAGTAGAATAATTGGAATAAGGGTCTATATCTCCACCATTTTGATATTTACTACCATCATCTTTAAGACCATTTCTTTTTTTAAAAGCTTGTTGTTGACTAAATACTTTATCTTTATTATAACCTCTAAGAATAGCTTGAGCAGGACTCATACCATTATTAAGAATAGGTTGAGCACTAAATATTCTTAGAGCACCATTCTTCTTCTGAGCAACTTCACCACCTTCAGCTTCAACTTCATTACCACCAACATTAATACCAATACCTGTTTGACCAGTCTCATTCACATCTTCATGAGAGCCGCCCCGTAAAAGGTATGTGTTGTTGTCTATCTTAGTAGCATCTCCACCATCAGTAATATAAATACCTTTAGCTCCTAATGTTTTACCAAGTCTAGCAGCAGTTCTAAATTGTCTAAGATAATCTTCTTGATAATCTTGACTATTATTAAGAGCAGCACTCATATTAGCAGCTTCTTGAGTAGTAGTCTGCCAATCTTGAATACTCTTTTGACGACGCATTTCTCTTTTCTTAGCACCATTACCAAACAAAGAACCTGCTATACTAGTAGCAGCACCAATAGCTGCACCAATCCAACATTTCTTTCTACCACCTAATCGCATAGTAGGAGTTTTAGTTGGGTCACTAGGAATAATAACAGTCTTATGTTTATCAATAGACTCATCTGCTATAGAACCTGCTGTGTTAAGAGCAGGAGCTATAACAGAAGTAAAAAGACTACCGAAGTCAGCTTTAGGTCTACCACCACAACGAAGACTTCTTCTTTTAATTTTTCCAGTCATAATTTAATACTTTGAATAATTAATATTTAAATCCTCAAATCTAAAAGGAACATTATCTATATTTCTAAAGATAAATCTAACAACGAAATAACGACCATAAACTAAATTACGTTCATCACTTGGATTATCAAGCATTGTTTGAATCTTAGCTTCTTGTGCAGCAGTAAGATTATTAATATCCAAGTTATAACGTTTACATACCTCTTCTTTAGTAAGTTTAGTACTGATATAATTCCTTATATAATTAAAGTTCCAAATACCTTTATCATAATAAGGAACTTTATAATCCGGAGTTCTATCTCTAGTTGCGGTATCATCATTAATCATTTTATGTCCTGAAATATCTAAGTCACCTGTATCATTACTATCAGTATAAATACGAAGCTTATCACCACTATAATGTTCTACATCTCCATAAGTTCCGTTACCCATAAGCGGTTCAGCCATTCTAGTAACTTGATTACTAAAATAAGCATACTCTTTATTAAGTATATAACTAATAGAATTAATGCATTTAGGAATATTATAATTCTCATTTACAATAACATCAAATATAGCAGGATGAACAGTTCTAGTTTCTTCACTACCATCTTCCTTTTGTATAGTAAGATTTGTACTCATAGCTGGAAAACCATAAGCGTGGTCATCAAGTCCAGCATAATCTCCAGTTTTACCATAGAATCCTAAAGGAGTATTTTTATGGAAACAATAAAGAAAAGAACTAGTTTTTACAGCATAATAAAAATAACAATGATTTTTAGTATTTACACCTATGTTAAATTTATAATCGTGAATACTAATAAACTTCTTACTAATTATATTAAAAGATAAAGTGATATAACCAGGTTGATTATGTTCTCTATCTCCAACATCTTCACTATAATAAGCAAGGCACATAATTACACGAGCATTAGCAAAGTCTGTAACCATATGAGCATCAGCTATCTGAACATTGTTCATCCAACTAAGTATATCACTAGTTAAATCAGTAAGATGATTATTATCAAAATTATATATTCGTTTATTATCTGCATCTACAAACCAATAACCGTTACTATTAACAGTCCAAGCTTGAGAATGTTGCAGACCACCATAACCGTGATTACTAGTAAATAGTTCAATAGGTTCTACTTCAAACAAATCTGGCATTTTTAATTGCGCTGTGTCGCCCGATGTCTTGAGGAGGTTATCTCTATTAAGGTAAAACAAAGAATGCTCCGTGTGGACGAAAAATGCAGTGCCTACGCCAACGATATTTGTAATGTTGCCTTTGTTCTTAGAAAGCACTTTGTAACTGTTTGCTCGGAAGTGTCTCCAAGCATTAGCAAGACTTTCATCACCAATTACATCACTACGACGAATAGTAGCACGTTTATAAGAATCATAATTAAGATTATCTTTATAATTAGTATAAAGTTTATAATTACTTTCTATATACGTATCTTTTAATTCTATAAGGTCTGTAGCATTTAAAGGTTGAACTATAAAGTTAACACTACGTTGATGACTACCAGAACCACTTTCATCATCACCTAAAACACCAACCAAATAATTAGGTTCCTTCTTTATAGAAATAGCATTAGTATTAACTCTACTAAACTTACTATAATTTACAATCTTAGCGTATTCTGTAGTAGAACTTGTCCAATCTCTATTTATAGAATTATTATCTTGAACATCATATATTTTACCTGTATCTGATATATATACTCTACGTTGATAAACTAAAGTCTTATCATTTACATAGAATGCAGGATAATTAAAATCATAATCGTGAACATAATTGTTAAGAAAATTATCAACATCGTTACTATCCGCATAACTATAAGTTTTAATATTAGCATGTTTATAACATACAGGACCAAAACTAATAAGTTCTTTATCTTTCTTACAATATATATTACGATTAAATATTATAACGTTTCCAACTTCACCAATATCAGGAGTTATTTTACCTTTACTATCTTTTAAATTAAGAACTATACCACCATCCATTCCAGCAGTATTCATAGTATTGCTAAGACTATCACTATCTACAGCATTACTAACTACTATACTAGAATTATTAATATAAGCTGGATTAGTACTAGGAAGTACATATCCATTACTTGTTATTTTATATTCAGGTACATATATAGAACCATTATAATTAACTTTACCAGTTTCTACTTCACTAGCTTTAAAAAGACTTGCATTTACTCCATTCTTAGCACAATAAGCTTGATAACTATTAGTTACTTCTGGTTTTTCGTAACTAAAGAAGAAACCAATATAATCATCAGGTATTTCAATATTAGTAAAACCTACTTTAATTCTATATAAAGTATTATCGTTAGTACTATCAAAACTATGACTTGAACCAGTCTTAAATAACAAGTCATTATTATAGTTTTTGTAATAACCAAAACTAGCAGCTTTACGAATAGTTGCATTAGAAGGAGAAGGAGCAGTACTTACAACTTCATAAGCATATTTATCTTTGAGAGCTTCAATACTAAGTAAGTTAGTAAAGTTTCTATCGTTACCAGAAGTACTACTACTAGTTCTTTCTTTAAGAGAAGTAAGCTTGTTAAGTTGAACATCTATCGTAGAACTTCCAGTCATAGTAACAGTATTCAAAATTGTAGTAGGAAGAATATCATTACTAAGTTGATAACCATTAGTATAAGTACCATCTTTACGAACATAATGAATAAAGAAATTATATACACTATTAGGCATTAAAGTTCTAACAGCATCATCTACTAATACAGTAGTTGTATATACTCTAGTATTACTAGCTTTACTCATTCTAAATCTATTTGGTCTGTAAGAAGCAGCATGTATCCAAGTACCTAATTTACTATATATACCACTAGTAGCAGTATTAAGTTTTAAACCTGTATGTTTATGATCAGTACCACCGCCTTTTCCGAGACCGCCATATAATCTACTAGACTTACCATTTACAGGAATAGTTATAATATCAAAAGTACCATCATCTTTAATACCAAATGCTATACCAGAACAAGGATATATATGCTTACCTTCATAACCACCAAGAGCAAGATTATCAAAGTCACTAACATTTTCATTATCACTAGCTACATAACAAAGATAACGTTTAAGTTCATTATAATCTCTAGCATTTAAAATAATATGATATGTAATCTTAGTTCCATCTATATCTACAATAGTATTAGCAGAAGGTTTTTGTGCTTCTACAATAGCAGCAAATATAGCATTAGTTGACCAACTAAAAGTATATATTTCATATTCTTTAGTTGTAGTATTTGTTGTATTTGATTTAGAACAAGGTTCGTAAATCATCTTTGCTCTAATCTTTGCAGCATAGTTTTTAAGATTTACATTATAATTACTTTCATCATAGTTTGCAATATAAAGACGATTCTCATAATTACAAAGAGAAGCAACATTAAATAAATTAAAACTATTACTAGTCAATTCATCTATTGAAGTTTCTTCAAAATTACTAGCATCAAATATAAATTCACGAACATCAAAACTAAACTTTCTCCAAATACGAGGTAAAGCAGTATTTTCGTGTTTAAGTATATATCCTATTTGATAAGCTTTATAATTATAATTATCATCAAAGTTAATACTAAACTTTAGATTATAATTACAATCTTTCTTATCATTGTTGTATGAACCTACACAACGAGTCGTAGCAAGATTAGTATTACTCTTTATATCATAAACGTGATTTATAATTACTTTATCTTCTAGATTTATAGCGTGATAACTACTACCAATAGGAAACCAATTAGTATAATAATTACTATCTATTTCATAACGAATGAAAAATTGATAAATACCATTTGGCATACTAATTCCAGGAACTTTATCTTTAAGACTAATATTAGCTACTGGAACATTAGCACAAATAGAATATAATTCAGGATTATCTTCTTTTGTACAACGAGAAAGATTAATAGTTTTAAGAGGAATATTATTTTTTACAACTTCCTCATAAACACCATCATCGTCTTTACTATTGTGAGTAACAATTTTAGTAGCATCATATTCTCCAATAGCAACAATAAGTTCATTATTTACATTATAAGTATATGTGCCTACAATCTTTCCTCCACTATAACTCCAAGCACTATATACTTCTGTCAAATCTAAAAGACCAGTAACTTCATTTTCTACACAACGATAAATGTGAGAACTATGTTCACCAGTATCAGCTTCAAGATAACTAAGTATTACAATTTCTTTCATACAAGGAATTATACCTACTATAGTACCAGAAACTGGAGTACTAAAAGCATAAGTTAATCCTTCTTCATTTGTAATATATGAATTATCAGGACTAACTTTAATGTTCTTAGCAAATACCAAACTTCCATTAGGAACAACGTTTGGATTCTTATTTAAATTAAGTTCTTTAATTATATTCATAATCACTATCTTCTTGGGTCAAATGTTGAGTTGTAGAAGAAGTTTCTCCAACCATCAGCATTATATAAATCATTACGAACAGAAGCAATAGCTTTACTTTTTAATTTCTCCCATTGAATATAAGGATTAGTAACAGGACTACTACTTTTTAAATCATAAACTGGATGATGACTACCACGACTAAGATATTTATATAGAATATAAAAACTTATAGCTTCTAATAGAATACCGTTATCATAAACCATTGGAACTTCACAATCATAATAATCATCGTGATATGTCATAGGTTCAAAACTTTGAACGTTTATCCAATCAGTATCAAAGTTGAGTTCAATATGTCCATTATTAGTTATTACAAAGTTACGAGTATCATCAGCTCTTCTAATAGTTGCAACCCTCATAAAATTACGACCAGTTTTATTGGTATCATCTATAACAGCAATTTCAGGACTAGGTTCCACATTACTTTTAGAACCAAATCCTGAATTACAACAACTATTATTAGTTTCAAGTTGCTTTATTTCACAACCATAATCATCAAATACTTTAATGTCAGTAATATTTAACTGACAAGGACATATACCTATACGATTAACTATTTGAAGTCTTCTATTTTTCTTAGCCATAGGAAGACATTTCATTTGACTAAGAGCATCAATTATCCAAGCAGCAGCACGAGGAATCCAATCACTTTCACTAAGGTTAAAGTCATTATCAACTTTTCCAACGATGCGCTTCATATCCACATTTTGTTTGAGCTTCATTTCTAACAAATTTATTATACATTAATTTATCTACTTGTAAACACAGAGTTAGTTTAATCTTTAAAGATACAGGTAAATGACATATCTTTTCTTTGTCACCACCAGTAAGTTCAATTAAACCTTCATTAGTATATTGTCGTACTTTTACAGAACGATAATCTATCATACTCAACTTATAACCATAAGCTCTAGTCATAGTACAATTACAAAGAGCAAGTTCATACCAACTTTCATCAGCTTTGTAAATCCTAGGGTCAACTGCATCATATTCTAAGCCATTAGCTTTAGCAAATTCAGCTTCTTCTCTATTCCAAATTCTAATACCTTTAGCTTCAAGTTCTTTCTTGTATTTAGCAGTAGCAACAAAATCACAAATTTTGCAACCAGTATTAAGAACTCTATTGATACATACATAACCTAGTTTACCTTCAAGACGATAACCATGAGCTTTAAGAATAAGAGCATCGTGTACTTTATTATAAAATATACCAACTATATTTCTATACTCAGCATAATTTAGAGCAATACATTTCTCATAAAGTTTAATCTTTTGTTCTAGTTCACTCATCTTTCGTAAATCAACAGCATAAGCAACAAGTCTAAAACATAAATGTTTATGTTCAAGGTCATTGCGTTTATCTTCATACATACCTTTTGCAGCATTTTCAAGACGACCATTTATATACTTGTTCTGTTGAAATTCTGGATAGTCAATTACAGGAAGAGCAAAACTATCAACATAAGGAACAATCTTAGAACGTTTTTCAACTATGTTACCTGCTAGTTCATCATAAGAAAGTCTAGCTCTTTCAAGTTCTAGAGTAAAAGCATCTTTCATATCTTGATGATATTTACTCATATTTATTGGGTTAAGTCTTACAGCACTCATATTAATTATATTTTATTGCATTAGGAATTTCATCATTTTCTTGATGTTGGTCTAATAATTCCCTTTTATATATTATTTCTTTAATTTGTCCAATCATATCTTCACTAAGTAACCACTCATTGTCATCATAAAGACGATTCTCAAAAGTAAGGTCTCCATTAATATTAAGTATTTGATTAGGATGTTCAAAAGCTGATTCTATAACAATAGCATCTACTGGAACAATTCTATCTTTACTAGCTGGAAATAGATAAAGATATTCATTAATATAGTCATAACTAATAGCACCACAAAGTCCAGGAACACTTCTTTTAAATCTAGCAGTAGTTTCTTTAATATAAGGAAACTCTCTATTAGTTTTATATCCTACAGAACTAACTCTATCAAAAGGAAGATTATTAGTAAGTCTAATAGGTCTTGGAACTTTATCTAGAGTTCTTTTAATTTTATCAAGTGGAACTCCTTCATAATCTTCAGGTAGTTCTACATCACCATCATTAACTGTAATAAGTGAAACTTTAAAACGTTGAGTATGAATCTTATCAACATAAGAATGATTTTCATAACTTCTACGTATAAGTTCATTACGAGTATGAATTATAGCATTACGAACTCTTTCACGTAGAGTATGATTATTAGGTTGACCTACTCCATGTAAAATTTCACTAGTAAGTTGAGCAAGTGAAGCCATAGTAGTATTATTTGAATTATTAATATGAAAGCCGCCCCGTAAAAGGTATAATTAGTGAAAAGTTCTACCAATAATATCTTCTATGGGGCGGCTCTAATGTTTTACTTATTTTCTTTATTATCTGCTTTAGTAGTATCTTCAAACAAGAACTCAATAAGCTCAAGTACACCAATATTAAAATCAGTACCAATCAGAGCTTTAATCAAATCATCTTCTTTGATAGCAATATGCTCTACTTCTACTTCTTTATTATCAAGTTCTTTAATAAACTTAGTAAGTTTAGACTGAACATTAGAATAATACTCAGTTACTTTAATACGATTCTCAGTATCAGTACGAGTAAAAGTATACTTACCAGCAGCTTCATCAGTTTCTTTCTTCTGAAGTTCTTCAAGAAGCTTACCCATTTCTTCATCGTTATCTCCTTTAAGAGACTCTTTAGAATCTTTAATAGCTTCTTCATAAGAAGTTGCAATACCTTTGAGATTCTTTACATTCTTCCAAATAGCAATAGCTACTTCAGCAGGAAGTTCTTTAGTCTTAATTTGCTTGAGTACATTATATGCACTAACAGCATTAATTTGTTTTACTTTAATCATAATTTTATTATTAATTTTATTACTTATTTGCGATGCAAATATAAGAAAATTATTCATTCATATAAATAGTAACAACATTATTTAAATATCTATTATATCTTGAAGTGGCATAAGACCTTTAATTATCCATTGTTGTCGACACAATACATAAATATGATAAGATTTACTAGCATCTATACTAAAAAATGTAGAAGCTGTTGCACCACCAGCAGCTAAAGTTAGATTTTTATAACTTTCTCCAGTAGATAAACTTTGACCTTTAGAAGGGTCTGTAGTAGAATAAACACAATAAACTGTAGCAGTAAGAGCAGGAGCATTTGATTTTGTTTTTAATTTAACACTAATTCTACTACCAACTTGTTTAGCATTTATACTTTCAAAATAATTCATTACAACATTAGATTGACTAATTATTTGTAAAGTTTTTCCTCCAGTAAGATTAGGAACAGCATAAAGATTCATCTGTTTTAATGTATCGCTACTAGAATAATCAGCAGAACAAAACATAGGATAAACTTGATATATTCCTAATTGTAATCTATTAGCTGGAAGAGTAACTTTATAATCACCATTATTTATGGTATTTACTGCTGTTAATATAGTAGCAAGATTACTTCCATTCATAATGATAAACCCAAACCTAAAACCACTATAAGCACTAATTTGAGTATAAGATACTTGGTCACCATCTGTAGTTATAGCATTATATGCTACAGCTAATTGATGTGCAGATTCTCTTGTAAGTTGAGTAACAGCAAGATAATCACTAAGTTCTGGATTAGCTACATGATTATAACCTCTAAAATCACCCATTCTATAAGGAGCAGAACTACCACCAGTAGGACGTTTATAAAGATTACTATATCCATTATTAGTTTTACTATATTGTGCAACAAGATTTGACACAGTAGATACTTTATTATCTACTGTAATGTTTAAACCATAATTTCCATCTCCTCCTCTATACCAATCATCAGGAAATGGAGAGGGATATACAGTAGGTTTATATTTTGCCCAAACGTTTATATTAGCATTCTTAATCAAAGTACCCAAATCATTACTACTAAGTCCAAAGCAATTCTTAACATCATCTATACTAACTGGAGCAGTTATTTTTCCATTACTTAAACTCATATTGATAACTATTAAATTCGACAATAGCGGATAGTTATTTCTAACTATCCGCTTTAACTAACACTTATTCACTTGCAACAGTCGATGCAATAGCAAGACTAACTTCTTCAATAAGATTAACTACATCAGTAAGTTTACTTTGAAGAACTCCACTAATGTTATAAGTCAGTAAGTCATTACCATTATTATTAGCATTAACATTACCAATATAATTTCCGCTAATATTATCATAAATAGACATATTAATATCTTTAATAACATTAGTTGTTGGATTTACATTATAAGTAATCTCAACACGATAATCATCTTTTGTGTAAGTAGCAGTAGTCTGCTCACTCTTAGAATTAATCTTTAAATTCGTTGCCATAATCTTTAATTTTAATTGTTATACAATATGTTATTTATCGCTATTTACTTTACTTACTAGAAGATTGTTATTACTTTCTAGTTTTCTATTATCATTAGATAATCGCTCAACTTCATTTTCAAGATATATTACTCTAGCTTTTAATTTTGATACTTCATCATCAACTTGTTCAATAGCACCAAAAGCAGTAGCTATAAGTTTTGGAGACCAATAATTAATTTTATAATAACCATCTTTATCAGTTTCTACAATATCACGCATATAAGGATTATTTAATACGTGTTGAGCAATCCAACCAATACTATGTTTATTATCTTTTCTCCAAGTAAAACCATAACTACCTCCCATATCTTTTATTATATTTAAATAGTCTAGTTTATATAAGTTCTGTTTTAATCTAATATCAGAAGATGAATAAGCAGTAATACCGCCTGTAGCTAAAATGCCACCACTAGTATAAAATGTAGAAGTATCAGTATAAAACAGCCATTTACTATCACTATAACTATATACTCCTATTTTAGCTGAAGTTCCAACACCAAATATTAAATTTCTATTATTAGCTTTAATTTTAAGACCTCTATCATTAGAAGTATTAGAAACATTAACTAACACATTTCCATTAATTTCAAGTTTCTCTGAAGGATATTTTACTCCTATACCTACATTTCCTTGTTCATATTGTAACACTAAATGACGACCTTTAGGTCTTGAGCCGTTAGTATCTACAACATTAATTTGACCGTAATTTAATTCGCTATCTCTAATCTCTGATATTGACATAGAACAACCACTACTGACATCATTCTTTATACTTAATTCTTGACTATTAAAATATACTACATTGTCACTAGAACCTAATCTTATTAGCTCATTACCTGCACAAATAACTCTAAGGTCATAACCACTATCCGTTTCTATATATCTAGTATATGTTCTCTCAAACATATATGTTGTACTACCAAGATTATACGTATGTGTAGCAGATGGAAGTATAGTACCACCAATATCTCCCGTACCATTAAAATTATTATTCCAAAGTTTACGAGATGTCTGCAACTTAGTTGCACTACCAGCGTTACCTGTTATACTTGCTGTAGAAGTTATATAACCGCTATCATTAGTGAACTGACTAAGAGCTGTAGGTTTATTAGAAATACTACTCCACTTTAAATCACTTTCATCAACCAACTGTAGCCAATCTGACCAAGTTTTAGTATCTCCATTGCGATATCTAAAATATAATCTTTTATCATTATACGATTTAGATATTTGCCAATTATACGCATTATTTCTTCCGCTAAATGTAGTAAGTACTCCAGTTACTGGAACATTAGAATGAATACTATACGCAAATACTGAAGTATTACCTTCTATATCATTAGCATTATGGGTTTCACTACTATTCCACCATCCTAAATCTCGAAATAATTGATAAGCGTGATAACCATCTACTTTATCTGCATTTGTTGCTGTTGCAGCATTACCTGATATAGAACTAGAAGAAGTAATATAACCTTTTCCTGTAACCCAAGATTGAGTAGCATAAGTTGATAACTTTGTATCAATATCACTAGTACTATATACATAATTTTTGTAATTATGAGTACCTATTAGTGTTGCTTTATCGCTCCAAGTTTTTCTACTTGAATCGCTTCGCATAATATAAGCACCTAGTGCTTGTCTATTAACTCCTATAGCTACAGCACCACCTGCATCATTTCCTGAATAACAATCAAGAATAATCCAATCTTTAAAACCAGTGCTACCGTCAACATTAGTATTCATCATTAAAGCACCAATTTTATTAGTACCAAAATAATTTGGATTTTGTTGTCCACCATTATCTGTATAAGAACCTAATAACCATTTAGCAGCACCATTGTTTACGTTAGAAAACGCATACGTTCCTACAGATTGATATAAGCTATCAGCTTTATTTTTAATATATTTCCATAACTCACTAGCTTTTCTTTTATATGGTTTATTTAATGCGTTTGTATTGCTAAATCCATTCGCATCTGCTATAGATGTAACAAATTCAGTATCATCTACAAATACGGAATCTCCAGCAGAAAGCGTTGCACACAAATCAGTGAAGCTCTGATGAGCTGTAAGATAATTACCTTTTGGTTGATATATGCTACTAGCGTCAGTCTTTGTAAGATAGGTATTTGAAGCATCAGTCTTTGTAAGATAATTAGCTAAACTTTGATGAGCAGTAAGGAAATTTGTTCCTTTAGTCACATTAATAGTAGTACCATTTTTACTAATTGCAGTTACAGCATTGCCTGTACCACTAGTAACAACATCAAGAGCAGAACCACCTTCAAGACTAACAATGCGACTATTAAGTTGTGCGATAGACCAAGCAGTTGCTAATTGTGAAAGTTCATTATATCCTGCACTTGTTAATTTAATAGCCGATTCGTAATTAAGAACAGAAGCGTTCAAACCTCCTCCTCCAGATACACTACCAACACCGTAAGCTGTTATTCCACCAGTTGTATAAACGTTTGCGTTTGTGTCAGTAATTGTATTACTAATGGCTAAAGCTTGATTATCTTTATCATAATGAAGTCTAATAGCTCCAATAATCAAATCACCACTTAATGTTCCACCTGTTAAAGGTAGATACTTAGCAAGTTTATTATTTACAGTATTTATATTATTCTGTAGTGCTGTAACTTTACTATTTATTTCATTCTTAGTATAATAACTAGTAAACTTATCATTTAATACCTTTCCTTGAGCAGCACTAAGAGAATTACTTGTACTAGTACTAGTAAGAACATTTTCAACTGGTCTCCAAGTATTTGTATCAGTCCAAGGAACATTTACGTATGCTTTATTATTTGTATCAAGTTGTATTGCATAATTTCTACCATCATTAGCAAATCCTATTTTAATAAGACCTAAAGTAGTAGCAGTAGCAACACTATATCTTGTATTATTATCTGTAAGCTCTATAGTAACAGCATCAGTTTGATTAAGAGTAAAACTACCTTTTTCTGTTCCAGCTTGTTTTATAGTGACTTTAGTATTATGAATATCAGTAGATTTAGCATATGCTGCCAAACTCTGATGACTAGTTAAAGGAGTTATACTTACAGAACCTAAAGTAATAACACCATTAGTAATTTTAGCATCAGTAATACCATAACCTGCAATAGTAGTTGGCTTAGAAGCCAATTCACTAAACGCAAGACTATTCTTAATAGCAAAGTTTCCAAAAGCACCTTTAATACAATACTTAAGATTAGAATTACCATCACTATTAAAAGCACCATTCCAATAAGTAATAAAACTCATATCAGGAATAATAGTTCCATCAGTAGCAGCATTTGTCCAACCAGAATGAGTTGCAGCAGTAGCACCTTTCTTAGTATAACTCTTTGTATATGTTATAGTCTTACCACTTTTTGATATAGCAGTAACAAATACATTACTTCCTGTTGGCTGAGTAAGAGTATTTACATAACCATCAAGACTTTGATGTGTAGTTAAATATCCTTTATCGTTTGTAAATGCAGATACTTTAGTAGGATGGTCACTAATTTCACTCCATTTGTGAGTATGAGCAGTAGGAACAAATGCACTAGGTTTATCAGTAATATTATTCCAACTCAAATTAAGACCGCCAAGTTCGTCACTAATATTATCAATACGCTTACTAAGAGCAGCAATGGAATAAGCAGAAGCTACTTCTGTAAGTTCTTCAGTTAAAAGAGTGATAGCAGTATCATAACTTTTTACTGAAGCATTTAAACCTCCTCCTGAAGAAGATGTAGTAGAAACCCCATAAGCAGATACACCACCACTGACATAAACATTAGCTACTTCATTTGTAACGGTGTTTGTAATCTTCAATGCTTTGTTAGTTTCATCATATTCTAATTTAATATTACCAATAGAAATATACTTTCCACTAGGTAAAACTATACTACCGTTAATATCTGTAGTTCCATTAAAATTATTACCCCAAAGTTTACAAGCAGTTGTAAGCTGTAAAGCCTTTTTAGCAGAACCATTTGTAAAGTAACCTTGTAAAGTAGTAATACTTGTTTTATTAGCAGATATGTTAGAAGCATTAGTTTCTTCAGCTTTTTTAGCTCTTGATACTTCGTTTGAAATAGAAGTATTAATACTATCTATAATTCCACTTAATGTATCTGTTTGTTCTATATTAGCAAGGAAGTTCACTACCTCATTCCACTTGTTGATTATGCCGTCAGCAGTCTCCTCATCAGTAGTCATTAAAGAATACCAATTATAGACGCTATCCCAATGAGTTATCTTTGTAGATGAAATACCGTCCAATACAGATTTATTAGTATGACTATGTTTTACTGATACTGCACTATCCCAGGCAGTCTGCTTTGTCGTTGTTGGAATAGAATAACCAGAAGTAAAAGTAATAGCAAATGTACCACTAGTTGTAATACTCTTTGTTGCACAAGTTAAACCTGTAGGAAGTGTAAGTCCTACAGATGTCACAGTACCTTTATTTGTAGTATATCCCTTTGCATCTATTTCAGTTTTAGTATAGTAATTAACTAAAGATTGATGAGCAGTCAGATAACCCGAATCATTTTTAAGTTGAGAAACTTTTGTAGGTATCTCACTTTTCTTAGCGTAATCTGCAAGACTTTGATGACTTGTCAAATAACCTACATCATTAGTAAGCTGACTTACTTTTGTAATTCTATCTGTAATATCTATCCATTTATGTGTATGAGCACTAGGTGTAAAAGTTGTTGGCTTATTAGTAATGTTAGTCCAAGAAAGATTAAGACCACCAAGTTCTGTAGCAATATTATCAATTCTACTACTTAAAGCTTTTATAGCATAAGCATTTGGAATACTTGTTAAATCTGTATCTACATAAGCTTTTTCTAAAATTCTAGCATAACTAATTACACTAGCATTCAATCCTCCACCACCAGCAACATCATTTGCACCATATGCGCTAACACCACCAGTAGCATAAAGATTACCGTCAATCTTTAATGCTTTATTAGTAGCATCATATATGAGTTTAACATCACCAATAGATATATAATTTTCTCCAGGAAGTATAATGCTTCCGTTAACGTCAGCAAGACCATTGAAACTATTTCCCCAGAGCTTACGAGCATTAGTTAATTGAAGTGCTTTCTTAGCAGAACCGTTAGTGAAATAACTTTGTAACGTAGATATATTGGTTTTATTAGTTCCAATATTAGTTGCATTATCTGTTTCTGCTTTCTTTGCTCTACCAGTTTCATCAGTTATCGATTTATTAATACCATCGATAATACCGCTAAGAGTATCAGTCTGTGATATGTTTGAAAGAAAATCAACTACTTCATTCCACTTATTAATAATACCATCAGTAGTTTCCTCGTTAGTTGTCATAAGGACGTACCAATCATATACATTGTCCCAATTAGTAACTTTAGAACTACTAATAGTATCAAGAACTGTTTTATTTGCGTGAGTATGTTTAACTTTTACTGCTCCATCCCAACTTGTTTGTTTTGCTACAGTAGGTATAGAATAACCTTCAGCAAAAGCAATAGCTATAATACCTTTAGTTGTTATAGGAGTACCTGTAACAGAAAGTCCAGTAGGAACAGAAATTGCAACAGAAGTGACTGTACCAGTATTCTTTGTATAGCCACTATCATTACTTAACTCGCTAACTTTTGTAGGTACTACTACATTGATAGTAGCAGCTTTTGAATTAGGAGTATAAGTTCCTACACTTGTACCATTCTTTTGAATAGTTAAAGCATAAATAGCTTGATGTGTAGTTAAATAACTACCTTTTGGTTGATATGTAGAAGCAGCATCAGTCTTGAGAAGATAATTTCCAAGTTGTTCAGTTACATCAATATTCTGAATTGCAGCATAAAGAGCTTTAATACTATAAGCATTTGGAATATTAGTCAAGTCATTATCAGTATAAGCTCCAGATATAATATCAGCATAGCTCTTCACATTTGCATTTAAACCACCAGTTCCACTACTAGACCCTTTACCATAAGCAGTTATACCTCCAGTGGTATACAAATTAGCATTCGTATCATCATCTATATGACTTACAGCTAAAGCTTTATTAGTATCATCATAATGAAATCTAATCTTACCTATTATAAGGTCTCCACTTAAAGTACCTCCTGTAAGAAGAAGATATTTATTTAGACTTGTATTTATTTGAGTCTTAGTATAAGTATCTGTTATACCATATCCACTAATAGTAGTAGGCTTACTACCTATTTCGCTAAAAGTATAAGACGGTTTAGTTTTAGCTTTAGCCCAAGCATAAACATCAGAAGCTGGAAGAGTAGTTGGATAAGCAGGAATACTAATAACATTACTACTAACATTATAAGCTGTAGTTCCTACTTTTACAGTACTAGCATAATTGTGTGTATGAACTTTTGCTGCATAAGAACCAATAGGTTGATAAGCAGCAGCTGCGCCTGTAATAGTTAAATATGTTTCAGCAGCATCAGTACTAATCAAATAATTAGCATCGTTAGTAAACGAACTAACATTAGTGGGATGGTCAGTAACATCAGCCCATTTATGTTTATGAGCGCTAGGGGTAAATGTAGTAGGTTTACCTATAATATTCTCCCAGCTTAAATTCAGACCACCAAGTTCAGTTGCAATATTATCTATTCTTTTACTAAGAGCAGAAATAGAATAAGCACTAGCAACTTGGTTTAATTGTTCAGTTGTTAAAACAATAGCATTAGCGTAAGCAATTACTGAAGCATTTAGTCCACCTCCACCCCCCGTAGAAGATGTGTATGTACCATAAGCACTAACTCCTCCTTGTACTCCAAGATGAGCTTTTTTGCCATTAGTAGCACTAACTATCTCAAGAATATTAGGGTCTCCATCTTTTGTTCTAATAATAACATTACCTACTTGAAATGCACCTCCAGTAGTAGAACTACCAATAAACAAACCAGTAGGAAGATTTAAACCTGCTTCAGTACCACCTTGTGTAAGAATATCTAATCTAGAAAAAGTTTTAGTAGGAGTAATATAATCTACTCCAGTAATTCCTTCTTCATCTGTTCTAGCATAATGTATATAGAATAGTCTTATATAATTGAACATAGTAGCAAGACTAGTTCCTTGAAGAATAAAACTATTTGGATTTCCGTGAAGAATACCATCAGTTCCCCAATAAATAGCACCACTAGCAAGATAACCACTACCATCGTGACGGAACAGACTTCTAGCATAATCAGTACCAGCAACTTTAGTTTTAAGTTGTTCATCAGTAAATATATTCTTATCTACCATTGGTCCGCCAAACCAAGCAGCAATAGCTGTTATGTCATAAGTATCTTTATCTACAACACCATTTTCATTAGCTTTACCTTGAAGACCACTAATACCAGCAGTAATAGGAGAATTAACATCAGATGTTTGTCTAAGTTGAAGAACATTAGTAACAACAAGACCTCCATTAACTTCAGTTTTACCTTTAAATGCTTCTTTAAGATATTTATAAGAATTAATATCAATTCCTATATTAGAAAGCATATCAGCTTGACAAGCAGCAAGATATTGCTTAACTGCTTTAATAGAATTTTGAAGATTTGTATATTTGCTACTAGCTTCAGCTATATTATTTTTAGTAATAGGATTTTTACTAGTAATGAGAGTATTAATTAAAGTCTTATATTCAGTCCAAGCAGCACTCAAAGTTTTTTGAGCTTCTATAAGTTTACCTTTATTTACATTATCGTCTTTAAGATAATCAGACTTTGTAACACTAATAATTTGGTCATTAGCTGCTAAAACATCATTATTAGCTTGATTGAGTAAATCAGTAAGTCTAGCTTTCTCAGAAGAATCAATTACTCCATCCTTAGCAAACTCATTAAATTTATCATCAAGACCAGGAAGAGTTGTAGCACTAAGTTCACCAATTTTTTTATTTACTTTATCTATAGCATTATTAAGCTCTTTATCTCCAACATAACGAACTTTCTTAGTCCAATACTTTTCATTGAACACAGTGCCATCAGCAGTAGCTGTAAGAATATCTCCTTTATAATATTGTACGCCATTTACTATAGCATCAGCAGGAAGAATCCAAATATCTCTTTCATTATATCCATTAGATATAACGCCTTTACCTGCTTTTGCATCATCATAGGAATCTACAAATATAGAAGATTTACCGTCAATAGTATCAAACACATCTTTAGGAATATCCATTTTTTCCCAAGCTTTTCCATTCCAATATTGTGTAGTACCATCAGTAATATTATACCAAATATCGCCTTCATGAGAAGTTTTATTTGTCCAACTAGTACTAGGGTCATCTGCTTGATACCAAGTTTCAGCCTTGCCATCAAGTTGACCTTTAATACCTTGAAGTTCTTTATTAATAGCCTCACTATAATCAGCTAAAGCTTTATCGTTAGACTTAACCCAATTAGTTCCATCAAATACCCAAACTTCAGTTTTAGTTCCAACTTGTTTCATCCAAAGGTCTCCACGGTCACCACCAGTAGGAGTAGTATCAGAATAGAATATTTGTCTTTTCTTATCTGCAAGGTCTTCAGCATCTTTAGCTTTTTCCATAGCTTTATCGAAGTCTGCATCTTTAATCATAGACCAAGCAGAACCAGTCCAACGATAAGAATGATTATTCTTAGTATCATAGAATATATCACCTATATGTTCGCTACGTAGTTCTTCAGTATTCCATAAGTTAGCAGGAGCGTTACTATCAGTAGGTTCATAATCATAAAACCAATTACTAATACTTTGGTCTTTTTGTTCTTTAACTATCTTAGTAAGGTCTTCAAATTTTGTAGTATATTGATTACTCCAATTAAGAAGACTTTGAATAGCTTCAGAATAACGAGACGCAAGAACCCAATGGTCAGCATTAAATGTTTTACTATCAGTAGTACTTCTAGCTATATCATTATTAAACTTACCAGCAAGAGTAGCATTAACCCACATATCACCAGCTTGATAATCTGTAGGTTTAGCTTCACCATAGAAAATTTTCATTTTACTATCAGCTGTAGCTTGAGCTTTATTAGCAGCTTCAAGAGCTTTTACAATATCATTATCCTTTATACGATTCCAAGCATAAGGAGTAACACCATCATTGTATCTAGTAAAACGATAAGCAAAACCAGTAATTTGGTCATAATACAAATCTCCTACATGAATTTTCTTAAGTTCATTAGTAGTCCAATCTACAGCAGGAAGATTTTTAAAAGTAGGTTCTCCTTCATAAAACCAAGTTTCAATAGCACCATCAGCTTGATTCTGAAGGTCTTTAATAACTTGAGAATTATTAATAAGACTTATTACAGTCTTTTCATCAACACCACCGTTTTCTTTAATGTATTTATCAAGGTCTTTACCATCAATACTAGAACCTATTGTAAGATTGGCTTTAATGTCAAGCTTACCATTTTTAAATTTAATATAAGTTGTAGGATTAGTACCTTTATCTCCAATATACATATCACCATATACATTGAAGAAAGCTTTACCTTGATAAACACCATACTCAACATACTCTTTATTCAATAATGTGAAATCAGTAATTCCAGCATAAAGAGTAATACTTGGAGCATAATTATCAACAGCGTTAAGAACTATAGCTGTTTGACGTTGTAAATCATCGCCTCTATGACCAAGTTGATTAAGTACATCACCTGGAGCAGGAGCATCAGAACCAGTATCAAATATTAATTGACTTAAATCTACGTAATGATATTTCTTACCATCAATAGTTACAGTATCAGTACTAACACCAACTACAAGTCTCCAAAGATAATGATTACCAGTTTTATGATAAGTTCCTTTCTTTACATTAAAACTTTTAGCTTGAGCTTGGTCTCCAACTTTCCATTTATTTTCTATTTCTTCACCTTCTTGTTCTCCAAGAAAATAACAACGATAAACATTTTGTTCATTATCATCTATAGTAACTTTAATGTTATCTACATAAACAATAGTGATACTACCAGCAGGAGAAATAACAAGTTTACCGCCAATAGTATCAACATTAAGTATTTGAAGTGTTTCAAATATAGCTTTAAGTCTAACATAAAGATAATCTGTAGTAAGATGAGTCTTACCTAATTGGTCTACAGACCAAGTACCTCCTGTATAAGCAGTAGGTTTACCAATAGTAATACCATTAATGAAATTATAAATACCATTAATAGTTTCATTATTCAACTTTTTAGGATAAAGAGTATCACTTTTTAAAGCTGAATAAACATTAGTATTTGTAGGTATAGAATTTTTAGTAGTAGTTATAATATCAACACCTTTACTATAACCACCACCAATTTCACCTCTATCAAGACGAGATATAATATCTTGATTGATTTGAGCCTGAGAAAGTTTATAAGCATAATCCCACCAATTAGATGTAGATTCAAATAGTCCATCAGTAACAATCTTATAAATCTCACTAATTGTAGGTTTACGAGTACCATCAACTTCTTGAATAGTTGCAGCACTACTAATAGTCTCCTGAATTTCATTAATATCAGGAGATACATCAGTAGCTTTAATTACAACTTCCTTAGACTCTTGAGAAGGGCTATTTGCGTCTATCTCATTAATAGTAGGAATTTTACTCATATTATAATTAATTATATTAGTAAAAGGAGGAGGACTTTTATGACTTAGTATCTTAGCAATTTAAACATCAATCAGATTAATAATTTGATTAATTATGCCTCCTCCTTATATGAATTTGCACTATCAAAGTTTAATACGAATATTGCCGTATATCCACTTTATTTAAGCTCTAGCGGCTAGTAATATGCGTCCATTATTAGTTAATCATAAGTTAACTGAAAGTCGCTTAGAACGTAAATTTCAAAGAAATAAAATTCTTAAATAACTTTTTAACGTCTAGAAGACACATAAAACCCCCAAGACTAATCACTAGTCTCAGGGGCTACGGACACACATCTAGCATCGCAAGAAGCAAAGGTATTTTATAGTTGAATAATACCAGCATTTCTAAGTTGAGTAATCAGAATGTTAATAACGCCAGCGAGACTTTCAGCAGTTGCAATTTCAGGATTAACCTTTGGAATATTCGTCATAGCTTTAACTCCACCAAGTGTTGCCTTAGTAGCAGCAGGCAATTTATACTCAATAGGTTTACTAATTGTAAACTCACTATGTTTTGTAACAGCACCATCAGTACTAATTTTGTATGTTACAGCATGACCTTCATCTGTTACAATAAAAGCATTACCTCCATCAGTAGGAAGCCAACTAGCTGTACCATAACCATAATTAATACTAGCAAAAAATGTATGCTGAGTATCACCAAGTTTCTTAATATTTGCAGCTTTTGTTGCAGCATCATTACCTATAGCAAGTTCAATAATTTCATTGTCATTAATAAAACTATTAAGCTTTGTTTTTATTGAACCAACTTCTTTATCAATATCATCGACTTTAGTTTCTAATTCAATCATACCATCTCCAGCTCCTTGATTAAGAGCTTCTTTAAGAGTATTCTTATGATTCATAGAAAGTGCTAAACCATCAACAGCTCTATTTATTTTTGTTTTATCCATATTAATTTATTTTATTATCAATATCTTTATAATCATAACCAAGCTTAGAAAGAATTGGTTTAATAATCCAAGTCCAACTTATAGGAGCAAGTATAGAACTATTTACAATAAGTTTTACATCAACTCCAATAGCATAATATATAGTACTAACAATTATTATACTAAAAAGCAATACAAGTTTCTTAATTGTTCTACTTATATTACCTTGACAAAGATAAATAAGTACAGTAACTAATGTATAAGTTAAAGCATTAACTACTACACAATAAGTAAAATCAAAACTATTTATTGCTTGTTGTATTATTTGATTTATTATTTCCATTATCATTATCTTTAATTGCTGCAAATATAGATTTTTATTATTAATATCTATGCTATCTACATATTAATTAACACAATTAAAGCAGCCAACATTTATATCAATATTAGCTGCTTTAAATTATTAATGTTATCGGCAATTATACCAATCGATTTGAATACCTTTACGACACATATCTGCATACCAACGATTAAAAGCTATTCCGTCATATCCATCAATATCATCTATAACATCTTTTACATACATACATAAATGCAATCCATCAGGAACACTACTACCTAAATAGTCAGCTTTACACATATTAGCTACAAATACTGCGTCATAAGGATTATCGTTATTAGTTAAATGAACATTTGATTGTCGCATCATATCATCTAACTGTTCTCTTGTTATAAATTCAAGAGCTATTTCAGTTCCGTTACTATCTCTAGTAGTCATTTTACTAGTTGCAAAATCAACTAGTTTACGATTAAAATGTCTACCATTATAACGAAGATAAACAACCATATCTTCAGGAAGTTCATCATACATATCAAATGATTCTTTATACATAATCTTAGTTATTATAAACGCCCCGTAGAAGGTATGGTTAGAGAAACCTTACCACTACACTCTTCTACGGGGCGGATTTCATATTAATATCTGCCATAACGACCACGCTCACGATGCCCATAATCTTCTCTTTCGCGATAACGCTCTTCATCGTCATAAGGATTACGATTTCTATATTGAGGGTCATCATCATAACGATTATCCCTTTCTTCACACTTATCAAGACTTTCTTCAAGTTCCTGAAGTTCCATCTTCATACGTCTAATCTTTTCTTTAAGTTCAGACTTATTCATATTACGTTGTACCATGATTATCATAATTTTAATTTTTAGTTACAGCAGCTAGAATTTTAGCAATGTCACCTTTCATTCCAGCAACTTCATTTTCTATACCTGCTATTCTTTCATCACGTGCTTTATCTTTAGCAAATTGAGGATTAAGTTCTTTAAGAACTTCTTCACATTTAGTTATTTGATTTTTATAATCTTCAATATGCTCTACGACATAATTAGCATGTTGCAGAGTAGCTTCTACTTCAGATTGAATAGTTTGTTTACTTTCAGCAATAATTAGATTACCATTGTTATAACTAACAGAAGTATTATTAGCTGGAACATTGTTATAATCAACATTACTGCCATCTACTTTAACCTTTAAATTTACAACCATCATATTAGTACCATCAGTAGCAAATATAGGTGTAGTAGTTCCAACAATTTCTCCAATCTTAAATTCTATACCATTAGTCTTATTTAAAATATAAACTCGACTACCTTGATTAAGACCTGAAAACATTATACTATAAGTTGAAGTTTATTATTTTGTTTATCAAATACTATAATGTGAAGACCTGCTGTAAGAGCAGTAAGAGCTTCTCCATTACTTGCCAAGAGAGGAAGAGTGTTATTATTAACCATAATTTCAAAACCAGTTGCAGTAGTTGTAGCTGCATTAAAATTAATTACCATAATACCAGCAACTCCCATAGCTCTGAAAGTATGATTAGGCATACTAAAAACAGCATTAGCAGTAGCACTGCCAGCAGTCGTTTGAGTAGCAGCTACTAAAGGTATACCGCCACGATTACCAATGAACTCATTAAAAGCCATAATATTACCTCCTATATATTACATCCAAAAACCATTAAGGTTACCATTATTATACATACCATACTGATAAGCAACACAATTTGGTACTGCCTGGAATGGCTGATAAGGAACTGTTACAGTCTGAGGCTGAGCACACTTAATTTCATTAACAGCCTGAGCAATAGGATTTACAGCAGCAGCAATTTGCTGAGCAATTACTCCACTTTGATGCTCAGTAGTCAACTGAGTTTGCAGAGCATTAATCTTATCCTGCATTGCAGACTTTTCAGAAGCATCAAGTCTAGCAATAATTCTATCGCCAACAACACCAATAGACTTATCTAAGTTACAAGTCTGGTCACGAAGAGCATAGCCAACATCAGAAAATCCACGAGTTACAGCACTACCTACACCACCAACAGATTCCTTAATAGCATCAGTCTGACGGAGAGTTTCAAGCTGAGATTGATGAGCACTTTCAGTAATAGCATTCTTCAAATTGCAGCAGCAAGTAGCCAACTGATTAGCAATAGTCATAGTATTCTGAGTACCAGCATTAAGAAGAGCACCAGTAGAAGAATCAATCTTACAACCAACTTGAGCAACACTATTATTAACCTGACAAATAGCTGACTGAATCATATCAACCTTAGTACCAAACATAGTAGCTAATCTCTGAACAGCAGCACCATTACCATTAATAGCTTGCATAATAAGGTCTCTACCATCATTGTTGTTAACCATATTAGCGAGAGGACCAAGACAATTACCACCATTCTGACCCATATTACCAAACAATCCGCCATTACGCATAAGAGGATAGAGGAAGAACAAGAAGATTATCCAAACCCAATTACCACCACCAAAACCTCCATTACACATAAGTAAAGGAAGCAGACTATTAGCATCACTAGAAGTCTGACGAGTTCCACCATCAGGGAACATAAAAACTTTAGAATCATCCATAACTTTACAATGATTATTAAGATTAATAAAATAATAAATAGTACATTAACTAGTATTTTGTACACTGCAAAGATAAGCATAAGTTCTATTAAACACAAAAAGATGATAATCGGATTTTATTCCAATTATCATCTTAATTAATTGCATCACTACTATAATAATTATTTTCTTTTTATTTTCTATTTAAACGAAAATAGGTTCAACATCCTTATTAAGAAGTGTAGCTTCAGAAGTTGCAAGTCTAAAAGCTCTAGAAGTTTCATAATAATCAGTACTCATTTTAAGTAAATGTCTAGTAGCTTGAACTGTTCTATTTATAATAAAAGCTATAGTACTAATTGTAAATCCAGCATGAACCATTTGTTCAACAACAAGACATCTAGTCATTACAACATTTTCTTCTCTAGATTTACCTACTACATCTTCTCTTGTAATAGACTTTGCTCCATCAATTCTAGTAATAGCACAACAACTAATAACATTGTCTATTACTTTCCAAATAAGTTCTTCTTTCTTGTTCATAAGCAAGTCCTCATTTTCTAACTGCTTATTCTCCATCTTACTTAGTTTTAAAAGTTACTTATCCAAATTTATTAGCTATTTGTTTATTCACATAGTCAATATAAAGATTAGCTCGTTTAGTATTTCCTAAAGCGTGAGCAGCACAAGCAGCCTGGAATATATTCCAACAATTAAACATTATACTACCATCACCTTTACAACCATAAGAACAATCATTAAGAATTGCTTCACCAGATTGACTAATGACAGTAAGTAATTTTATATATGTATCTTCCCATTCTTTAGGAATAGAAAGAATAATCATTTCTTCATCATTCATAACAATCTAACTTTATTATTAAATTTACTAATATCAAATCCTTTAATTTTATCAGAGTTATTAAGTACTGCTTTATACATACTAATAGTAGTAAGTTTAAGTACTTTATCTCTATTAACTATAAAACCTTGAGCAGCTAGATACTCAAGAGTTTTAACAACTCCTTCTTCTAACTTCTCAAGGTTATTTATAGTGTTATTATTGTCCATCATAAGAACATCTTATTAAGAATTAAACACTTTGTTATTTATATATATAGAATATTCATTAGTAACAATAAGTAATTTGTTACTTATTTGACTAATTCTATTTACTGAATCTTGACCATCATAAATGATAGCAAGACATTCGTTAGTTACAGTATCAATCCAATCTTCTTTTAGTTTTGTAGCTACACAAATTCCATCCAATTCGTAAGCTGAAAAAACATTATAAAGTTTATAATACTCAGTACTAATTACTTTGAATAAGTTTTGTTTTATTAATTCCTTATTTTGTTCAATATTGTTATGAATAATAATTTCATGACAAGTATTAGCAACAGTCCATTTAAAACTATCAAAAGCAGTACAAATAGCATTCTTTACTTTGTTTCGTTCTTTAGTCTCAGCATCTTGAAAAGCTTTGTCTAAGACACCATTAAGTTTAACTACGTTTTCACTTACTTGCTTTACAGCAGCAGCCATTTCAACAATAGGTCTATTTCTGTCTTTAGCTTTAAACAAATCAACAAGCTTAATAATAAGAGTATAAGCAAGATAAACTCCGCTACTAATAAGCACTGTAATATAAGAAGTATCTTTTATAGATTCAGCTATTATATCATTGATTTGATTAAACTCTTCCATAAGAAAAAATAAAAGGAGAACCTCCCCGTAGAAGATGGTTAGGTTCTCCTTGAAAACTAATACCTATTTAAAATGCGAGAATTGTATCAAGAAGACCAGTAAGTACAGTATTACCTACAGGAACTACAATAGCTAATTCTTGAATAGGAGCTTCGTCACGAGTACGACCATACTTTCTAGGATACTTAAACTGAATTGAGTACATCTTATATGTAGTATCTTCTACCTCCATAGGATAACCAGGATAAATAGAAGCACCATCACGATATACATTAGAGAAACCACGATTCTGAGAACAGAAAGAAGCAAGATTCTTAACATAAGCTGCATCAAGAGTTGGAGCTACAGCAGCAGTAATAGCAACATTAGTACCAACTAAATCGTCAGCAGCAATAAGATTCCAACCTTGATAATTGTTCTTAGATTCAATAGTAATCTTAGCAGCAGCTACAGTTACTTTAAGACCATCAAGCTCTTGATTACCAGCTTCAATCATATTAGTAAATTGGTCACCAAGAGACTTTGCCATAGCAGCAGCAGTAGTTTTATGAGAACCGTTATCAGTAACAGTCCAAGAATAACGCTCATGTTTCTCAGTACCAAGCTTAATAAGCTGAAGAGTATAATCCTTACCAGCAACAGGTTCAGGAATAGTAATCTCTGCCTTAAACTTAACACCAGCTTGAGGAGTAGAAGTTGTAATACGTGCAGAAGTAAAATCAATAGGAATTACAACTGCTTGACTATTAGGACGACCATAAGCAATACTAAAATCAGAAGTAGGAGCAGTATCAAGCCACTTAGAATCATCATCATTCTCCCACATACCAATAGTACCAGCAACTACTTTGGTCAAATCTTGTGGTTTACCAGTAGCAGCAAGAACTGCTTTACTAGTACAAATAAAGAGTTGTCTCATTATTATTTAAATTATAAGTTATACAATATTAACGAGGAGCAGGTTCATAACCTTCATCTCTAGCATTATTACGGACATTTTCACGTTGCTGTTGTTGTTGAGCAGCTTGAGCAGCTGCAATACCACCATTAAGAGCAGTACGATATAAATCTACAGCATGCTTAACAATATCAACGTGCATACTTTCTGGAAGTTCGCAATCAACATCTTCACCACCAAGGTCTTCATTAAACTTAACAATACCAGGCTTACCAATATAAGATAAACGAATTTCATTTACTTTAAGACCATCACCAAAAGTATATTTTTCAGGAGTACTCTTAGTAGAAGCGTCAGGTTTATCAATATAAAGTTCGATATTAGTGTCATGAACTGTAGCTACAGGACTTCTAAGACTAGGAGCCATTACAAAATCATTAACTACATCAGCAAGATATTGGTCGTCAATAAGACGAATTGGGAAAATATTAGTATTAAAATTTCCACCATCCAAATTCTTAACATAATCAATGCTCAAATCTACAAGGAAGAAATAATCAATCTTCTTAGGTTTACCTGCATCGGCACTACCAGGAGCACCATATACATTATCACCCTTTTTAATTTCGGTTGCTTTAGCTTCTGTAGCAATACCAAAATTTTCAAGAGGAAGAATATAACTTGCAATATAGTTAGTCTTTGGAGTAGGAAGTGTAACTTTACCTTTCCATACTTTATAAAGACTTTTAAGAGCATTAACTTGATTAAGCTTTGAGTTATCAGTGATTACTCTATCACTGGTAGTACCAATGTTTTGAGCAATCACTTGATTTACAGTGTCCGAAATGGAATTGTTCAGTAACATATCTATCTGTGAAGGCAGTATTGCTCTCACATTTTGCATACCCATTTGTTGGGCATAGTTTCTGAACATTTGGTGCATTTCAGCAGTAGTCATATCTTTATCAATTAAAAGAGTTTCAATTTGTTTTCTAACTTAGTTTTCAGTCCGTTGTTGTCTGGATTCTTAAAGAATGCAATAGCATCATTAATATTAGCACCAACAAACTGACCATCAGGAGTATTAATTTGCTGATTATACTCTGAACGAACAAGCTCACCTCTAGTAATAAGAGTTTCAATAAATGCTTTATCAAGAAGATTCTTATCTGTAACAATAGAATTAAACTTCTTAGGGTCATCAGTAGCAAACTTCATAAGGTCATCAACTTGTTCAAGAGCAGTCTTATTAAGACCATCAGAAATGTTAAGACCATTAGCTCTACAATACTGAATATAAGTAGCACTAACTTTACTTGGTGAAGATTGAAGTTCAACAAGACGTTCAATAGCCTTCTTACGTTCAACAATAATCTTAACTTTACGATTCTCTTCTTTAGCAACATCTTTAATGAAGAAACGAAGACTAGAATTACTATTAATAAACGCTTCATCTTTAGCTACATCAGGATAGTTAAGACAATGACGCCAAATAATATATTCTTCTACGTTATCAGGCATACCATATTGGTACTTAGTTTGCTCAAGACGAGTAATAGCTTCATCACGTTTAACAGCAGCTTTATAAAGCTCTGCTTCATTAGAGCGGTCAACCTTTTCATAAGCTGCAAGAATTTTATCTTCTTCAGCTTTAACAGCGAGATAATCTCTTTTATGATTATAATGAAAAGAAATATTAAGTTCCTTATCACCATCATTAACATCAAAGAAAATATTATTAAGATAACCTTTAACTCTAGTAATGAAATCTGGATGATTAGCAGCAATACCAATAATCTCTGGATAATAAGCCGCTAGCTCACCTTTATTACTCATAAGAATACGTACAGACTTAACAGAAGAACCTATAGTAGCTTTAGGCTTACCAAGAACTTGCATATTAATTCTACGATAAGCAGAATAATTACGAACAGAAGAAATAACTACAGTCTTCTTTTCAAAATATGGAGCATCAAGTTCTGCTTCAAGAGCAGCTTTTTCTTTAGCTTCTAATTCAGCTTGCGTCTGGTCTGCTGAAGGATTTATACCTTCAGCAGGAGTATTATCTTTTCCACTATTTGCAGGACTACCTTTTGGAATTTCAATTTTAATATCAGTCATAGCAATCAAATTTTAAAATGTTAGAGTACACACTTGAGTTGGAAGAACTTAGTATTACGGTCAACTTGAAGACCATAAGAATCCTTAACCTCATAACGAGATACATCAATATCTGTAGAAAGAGTATTAGCAGGGAAACCACCCCATGATGCAGGAATTGGAGTAAGACCCTTAACAACTCCAGCAATATGCTCTTGACCCTTCAGACGTACCTTACGAATATTATTATGACCATCATAAGAAGATGTATCAAGCATAAATGCTTGGTGAGAAGTCATTGGAAGACCAGTACGAGGATGGATATAACCATTATCACGAGCATTATCTGCAAAAGTACCACGGTCAAGGAAACCAAGATGCTTGAGAGTAATCATATGACCATCTACAGTCTTATACTGACGGAAGTAATTACCATAAGAAAGACCACTCTTAGATTCACTAATCATCTTGTCACCAAGAGGAGTAACAAAACCATTATCACGAGCATCATTCTTAACAGCACGGTCAAAGTCCTCAACAAAGCCCTTACCGCAAGCAAGAACTACATCCATATTACCAGTATCAGTATTGCGGTCAAGAATATCGCCAATAGTACGATTCAACTTATTAAGAGTAAGCTCCTCTCCATAAGTATCATAATTACTTTCACGACAAATCTGTTGCATACCAGCAGTATGTGGAATAGGCTGACCATTGTCTTCATCAATAAGAGTAATCTCACCATTTACAGTCTTATTATACTCTGCAAACCAAAGACGCTCTTCATTCATAACACGTTGCTGAAGCTCAAACTGACGCATCTCCTCATTCATCCAAAGATTAGTAGTACCACCACCACTAGTCTTAAACTCATAAGTAACAACAGTATTACTAATATTACCAGCAATCTCTTTACTATAACGATGGAACTCAAGTTGAGAAGTCATCTTACCAGGTCCCATAGTATTAGTACGATTACCTTTTGAAAAAGACTCTGGAATAGTAGGAGCAGTCAAAGACCAGAACATACCTACACCAAGATTCTGAGCTACATTAACGTAAGCATTTGGATTAGGATTTGTAATACGAAGACGATACAAATAACCACCATGAGAACCATGACCGAGGTCTTTCATAATACGAACTTGAGTTACACCATCAGGAGCAATCAAACCATACTGCTCAATGAACCAGTGTGTCTTAAACTCAACTTCAAAAGTAGCACCACCTTTACCAGGAGTAGTATTAGCAGTGTTAAACCAAAGTACAGAATCATTGAACTTCATACGACCCATAGTCTTCCAAGTCCAATCGGTAGTATTAATATCTACTACACCAGCAGTACCTTGTCCTTCTGTAAGGAAATTAAGTGGGAATCTATCATCATCCATACCAAAAGTATAGGTGAGCATAGAATTAATCTCACTAGGTTTGGTAAGCATAAGATGAGCAATAGTTTCCTCATTAGAATAACCACGGTCATCATAGTTACCACGTTGCACTTCACGAATTGCGTACATAGTTATTAATTAATTAATTAAACATTTAGCTAAATTGAATATCATCAATAGCTTTATTATTATTTTGTGGCTTAGTAATTCGTACAGTACCATGACCCTTATTTCCTTTGCTAACGAGCTTTAAGGTTTTAACCTGCTCATTATTAATAGCCATCTTAACAAGGTCTTTATAAGTTCCACCTGTGAACATCAACCAAGCACTAAGTAATTCTTGATTAGTAGCTTCCTCTGGAGATTGATTAGCAAGAGCACGCTCATAAGCAGTAGCAATATTACCATCTTCATCTTTAAGACCACGAGAAAGATAATCATAGAAGTCATTTGGAGTAACAGTAACTTTCTGTCCATTAACTTCTTTAACAAGAGATTCAGGAAGTTTATATCCTCCAATTTCACGTTTATCAATAGTATCTTTAATACCTTTCCAATAAGCAATAGTTTCAGCTTCTTGTTTCTTACGATAAGCTTCAGCTTGTTTAGCTTCATTCTCATCACGTTGTTTATCAGCATTCTGAAGATTAGCAAGTTGAGCTTTAGCTTCATCATAAAGACCACCAGAATCTTTAAGATACTTAATGTAATTATCATTAAGAGAAGCATTACCAAATTCTTTAGCAGCAGCTTTAATGATAGCAATTTGTTGCTCCTCAGACTTCTCATCAACAGTAATACCTGAACGGTCAGGACGTTCACCGAAACCACGAGGGTCACCACCATTTACAGTAAGATAATCAACAAATTGCTTGAGAATAGGATTATCAACAAATACTTTATTGACAGCAGCAGTAGCTACTTCATTAGATTTAAGCTCAATAGCAGAATTGATGTAACTTTTAATACCTTCAATGTCATCAGTAAATTCAACTGGATTACCGTTTTCATCAGTAATATCAATATTCATAGCTTTACGAATATTTTCAATATTTACATCAGCTCCAGGTTCATCAACTTCAAGCGATTTAATCCACTCATCAACATCTTTAGCTTCTTTAAAAACTTTACCATCTGTATCTACAAGGTCTCCATTTTCAGCAACAGTATAACTTTTACCTTCAAACTCAACTTTTGTACCTACATCAAGACCCCCCGTAGAAGAGTTGGATGGATTGTCTTTATTGTTATCCTTATTATCAGGATTGTCTTTGGTGTTGTCAGGGTCAGGGTCATCTTTATCATTTCCTTCACCATCTTTACCTTCACCATCTTTATTATCTCCAGAGCCATTACCACCGTTATTATCAGTGCCGCCTCCGTTACCTTGGTTATTGTTGGCGTTAGTACCACTACCATTACCACCGCCACTTCCAAAATCAATATTATCAAGTTCAATCATCAAACGATGATGTTGTCCGAACCCAATACTATTACGAAATACAAACATAGCTTTATATTTTAAATGATTAATAAATACACTAACACTTGTTAGTTGCTGCAAAAGTAATACCTTTATTTATAGTAGCAAGAAAAGCACAACTTATTTAACTATCATTATTAGAAGTTCCATCAAACAGATTATTAATAGAATAAATATTATTAATGTTATCGTTACGAGCATTAGTTTCTTATACAATTCTAGCACCTTAATTTCCAATTTATGTAAGCTATCCGATTGCCTTCATTTGATATAAACATTCACGTAGAGCCACTTTATTTAACTTACAATCAATTTAATAATACTAACTTATAAGTTAATCGACTATTTGTAAATAACGTCTCAGAAACGAATTTAAAATATTAAATAAGATTTTATCACGTAAAATAAAAGAAGTAATACTCTCACGAGCACTACTCCTAGACACAATAAAATCAACAATTAACCAGTTTATTTCTTATCGTATTTATTCTTATTTGTCTTTGCTATCTTTAATTGATTAGCCATTTCTTCTCTCTTTACTTGACGGTCGGCAGCTTTATTATATGTATCCATAGCAAGCTTTTGTCTTTCAAGTTGAAGTTTAGCAGCTTCACTAGCTCTCTTACTTTCCTCTTGAATACGAGCTAATTGATTCTTAGCATATTCATCATTTTGAGGATTTGTATCACCAAGTAAAGCTACATCACCTTTAGCGTATTCAAGTTGTAAATCATATTGTGCTTTAAGTGCAAGTGTTTCTCTATCTTGTTCACCTTTAGCAGCAATCTTTTGTAATTCAAGTTGATTAGCTTGTTCTTGAATAGCTTGGTCCATTTGCTTCATTTGTTCTTCATGTTGCTGTTTTAACTGACTAAATTTCTTAACAGCATCACTAATAGCAGCAACATTATCTCCAGTAATAGCAGCAAGAGCAGAATCTAAATCTCCATTTTGTGCAGCACTAAATGCCCATTGCTTTAATTGCTGAATCTTATCCATTTCCTTAGCATTATTTCTAACAGTAGTACTAAGGTCAGAACCAACAAATGAATTTACATCAAGACTAAGATAATGTTTCTTACCAGTTGTTTTATCAATATAAGATGTTTCTAGACCTTCAATATAAGCACATTTAGCAAAGTCTAAATCTCTATTATAATCAGCACATCTCATTTGGTCAAACATTTGGAATATTACAACAGAACCAGTACTTGATTGAGCAACAGCAGTTTGAGTAGTAGAAGCTCCAGCAGATTGAGCAATTTGTCCATAACGTTGAGCATTCATATCTACAAGCTCACGAGCTTCAAGTTTGATAGCTTCTTTTAGATTACTAAGTTCTGTAATATATTGACCCATATTTACATTAAGTAATCTAATGTTTTGCATCTTAACTCCTGCTGCATCTTCTTCATCATCAATAGGAAGTACACCATCAGCAGCCATTCTATAAATAGCATCTTCTGTATCATTAGATATAAGAGACTTAGGTAAAAGCATAATAAGCATTTTATTCTTTGCTATTACCATTTCTTGATGATAAGAAACTATATTACGAAATACCTGGAAAGGAGTAATAGTTTCAATAATACTAAACTTACCAAAATAAGGAAGTACTTCCATAATACCATTATAAGGAAGTTTGCCTTTACGCTCATAAAGTATAGGTCTAGCTTTAACAGGATAAATACCACTATATCTAGTTCCTATTCTGTAACCTTCATAAACTTGAGGTTTATATTCCCATTCAATACTAATATCGCCAGCTTCTTTATTCAACTCATAATCTTCTTCTACAACTCTTTGTTCCTGAAAACCAAGTTGATTTACAAAAGTAAGAATACCTTGACGAGCAAAACCTTTCCAAACTACATGCCAAACTTCATAAAGATTATTATTACGAGCACTAGGATGTTCATCTTTAGTTTTAAACAATCTACGTTCTTCATCAGTGAACTTATCACAAACATTAGCATAATGTTCAAAGTATTGGTCATATCTTAAAGGAACAGTCTTTGTAGCATAAGCTGCATCATTATAATACTTATCAAGAAAACTTCTATCATTATCATCAAGATAATCATCAAAAGCATCAAGAATTTGATTATAACTCATTTTCATCTTTCTAGCAAACATATCGTGGTCTTCAATCATATATTCACTATTAGGAATAGGATAAGCTTCCATCAAAGGAACACATTCTTTAATAATCTTATCTCCTCTAAGTTCAGTATATGTATAACATTCACCAAAAGCACAATAATTAAAGAATGCAGTAAGATAAATATTAAGGTCATTAGTAATATCTCTAATATAATTAAGAATATCTTGACCTTGCTTACTTTCATTATCTATATAATCCTGATTAAATTTATTCATAAATTCTTCTGGGTCAGGCATAACATCTTGAGGATTTATAGCTTCTACAGATTGACCTTGACCTTCAGCTTGTTGAACAGCAGCCTGATAACGTTTTTGAAACTCCTGTTGAAATGCTTGTTGAGCAGCTTCCGTAACCTTTTGTTTAAGAGCAGCATTTCTATTAAATACTATATCAGGATTATTAGCTCCTACAACAAAATCGTGAGGATTCTTAAAATACTCTCCTATATATCTACGTATAATATCAGACATAATATCATAATTACGTAGAGTAGCAGGAAAGTTTTTAAAACGTTCTTTACTAGCATTGTAAGGATTGAGAGTTTTTCTATAAAACTCTTGAGGTAATTCACCGTGTAGAATACGAATCTTAGTTTCAGTATCACTACGGTCATTCATACTAATTCCTAAACCAATAATATAATCTATACTATTAGTGTACCAATAAGGTTTTGCTTTCTCAGAAGCACTAACCTTTTGTTTAGGAAATTGATAAGTTAAATTACTATTAAACATACGTATATTTATTTTAGTTAACTAATTATTAAACAAACCAATCTCTATTAAATATATTATCGCTATAATTTTCAATAGTAGCTTTCTTACGATGAGCAAGTTCTTTAGCAGCTTCTACATCATCAAGTTTCCATTGAAGTGCATGTATCAACATTTCAGATACTCTATCGAAATTACCTTTATCATTCCATTTAAGAAGTTCAAGTATAGTTTGATAATCATAAATAGTCTGAAAGAAATAAAGTGGTGTACCATCAAGTTTTTTACCAACTTCACTATACAACATTTCCTTGAGTAATCGAAGTCCTTCAAGAACTTTAGTAGTTCCTTGTCCACTACCACCACCCATATTTACACCATAAGATGCAGTAACTTTAGCTTTAATAGAACTATCCCAAAGTTCTACTGGGTCTTTCATTAAATACTTTAAAGCTTTCCATTTAGTAAAATTACTAACAGTTTCACCACGATTAACCTCAACACCAGTAGTACCTATACAATTATAATATACTGCCATAAAATAACATATTCTATCAGCTTCTTCAAGTTTCTCAGGACGACCATAATATGCACATACTACTTTACCTTTAAAACCATTATATTGTGTAGGATTTTCCCAAACTTTAATACTATTATGAGAATGTTTATTAGTGATACCACTAGTTTCTTTATTTACACCTACAGGGTCATAACTTATAGAATATTGACCTTTTGGAATACCAACTTCATATTTACCATTTTCATTAATATGATTAACTCTAATAGGTTCAAACCATTTACGAACACAACCATGTGGATGCTCGTGTTGTTTACGAGGTACACCTTGAATCCAATCAAAGAAGTCTTTATTAAACTTACCACCTTCTGCTTTAATACGAGCATTAGTCTTAAATATTACTTTGCCGTCAGCATCTTCAAAGAACATACCATCATCAGATATATTAGTATAAGCTGGGTCATTTTTAAGTACTTCTTCCCAATTCATTAAAGCTTCAGAACTAAATAAGTTTTCACTAGTAGAACTAAATGATTCACTAGGCATATTAGCATACTGACCTAAGTAATTAATATAATCACTAAAAGTCTTACTATGAACTTTTTTATCAGTACGTTCTTTATAAGCAATTCTAAGACCCATTTCAATGTCAGAATTACCATTAGCATCCATAGCATATCTATCGCCAATCTGACCTTGAAGACCCCAACAATAAGGTTTAAAATAACCACAAACTTCATTACGAGAATCTTTATCCCAAACATTCTCAAAAGCTATAAAATGAAAAGCAGATGGGTTATAGAAATTACGTTCAAATGTTTGCATATTACCACTAGTAGCAGTACCCCAAGCAAACAAGTTACCTGTAACATAACTACCAGTACGCATAGCAGGTTCAGTAACATTCATATACTCATCAAAGTTTTCCATAGTGGAAACCTCCTCAGTCTTAACACTAACAGCATCCTTACCAATAGCACAATCTGGATTATTATTTGCAGAAGCACTAAACAAAGCACTATTCCAACTATTTGGACTAATATCACCATTAGGAAGTTTAAATCCTAAAGTAAAGTTCTCAGCAGCACGAGAAAGAATACCACGTTTAAAGAAAGTCTTATTCTCATAAAAATAAAGATTACGAATAGTAAAATCAGTAAGACCTCCACGTTTAGTAAGATACTTACTATCAGCAGCAACGTGAATACAAACTTTATTAGGTTGAAGATTTATCTTATTAGCACTATGACTAGCCATAATATAAGAAAAACCACCACGACGAGTTTTATCAATAAGAAGATGAAAACCATTAAGTTCACAAAACTCTATAATAGCAAATGTCCAAAACTGAGCATCTATAAACTTAGGAAAGTCTTGTTTCTTTTTAGCAACAGAACCTCTATCAGTATGTATAATAGTCTTTTCATCGAGCTGTTCAATAACAGTATAATTCAAGTAATTATACATATCTCCACTAATATGAAGATTACGAACTACACCATTACGCATAAAACACGGAGCATCAAATCCGTGTTTACGTCTATACTCTTCTCTTTTACGTAATTGACGATGAGGAATACTATCTTCTTTATATAAAGTATATCTATCACCATTTATATGATATAGAGAAGCCATCTCAGTAAGAAGATTAGTATTAACAAACTTATCTCCTCTACGTATATCAAGAAGAAAGCCACCGCTTTCTCCAATCATAAACAAATCATTAGGGTCTTTATAACCTGCTTCTTTAGCGTGTTTATACTGACCAGTGTTATCGTTTATGTATTGAAGAAAAGGGTAGCTTTCAATATACTTTTCTACAGTATGATTATCACTCATTTTATCAAACTTAAAATTAGTAATATAATAGTAGCACCAGCACCACAATAAGCAACATTACGTTGTTTCTTTATTTGCTTGCATGACCTATCCAATAATATATATCTTTGTCTAGCTTGTTCTGCAAGTACACTATCATTTTTAATAATTTGTCGAAGATTCTTATTAATATCTTTTTCATAACTTAATTCTATTAATTTAGCATTAGCTTTACGAATATCACTAATTGCTATAGTTACACTATCTTGTTCTACACCCCCCGTAGAAGATGTTAATGATTTACTTAATGAGTTGATAGAACAACTTAATAGTACTATCATTATCAAGAGCTTTAACTTCAATAACTTTTGCATTTTTAATACTATCTAAATTATCAACTTTAATTTTTAAACTATCGTTGTGTTTTTGTAGTTCAATATCAGTTTCAATAATATTATTATTCTTTTTATGATGATAATCGCCAATAGCTATAGCAGCACAAAGAACAATTACAACAACTATAAATATTACACAACCTTTACCTGTTTCATTACTAAAACTATCCATTGATTAAACATTTACTAAAAGGTTTATAATTATGAAGACTATTAATAATTTCTTTATCAATATTTTCTTGAATTTGAGTAGGTTCTATAAGTTTTGGAAAACTTCTTTCAGCATACTCTTTACGAGATATATATCCTATTCCTCCTTCAGGAGAAATTATCATTTGTTTCTCATCTTTAGAAAGAATATCATATATAGCTTTTTCTAAATCTTTTAAACTAAAAGTACTTTGAATTTCACCATCAATAATAATACAAGCCATTATAAATCCTCCTCATTAATTAAAGTATAAGTAAATAGTTTACCGTATCCTTGACTAATTTGTCTATGAGCTAGTTTCATAAGAGTATCAAAGTCTTCTTTATTAGCAAGAACTTGACAACCAGCAGACCAATTATCAACTTGAGTAGAATGCGTTCCAGCTTTATGAATATTAATGCCAAATGTACCTTCTTCTATAGTCTTTGGATTAAAATCATAAACAGCATCTTTGTTATTATCTCTATAAACTTTTACAGGTTTATATTGAACAATAGCTTCATATTTACCTTTATGATAACCAAGTTTCCAAGTAGAACGATATTGACCAGGAACAAGTATAGCACAACCTTTATAACTTACAGGTTTAGTCATACTAGTAATACCAGGTTCAGTAGTAGCAGAAAATATATTTCTACTTCTGATACCATACATATCAATATATTCTACGACAATAACATCATCAAACTTATTAGTAACACTATTGCCAGCATTTCTAATGCCAATAATGTTAAGATTATACTTACCTTTAGTAAAATAAGCATATCCTTTATTGACGAGTATTTTGCTGAAATTAGCTTTACTTGCTTTATTATATAATTTTTCATTCATATCTTTTATTATTTTGTTAACCAATCAGGATTAGGAACAGTACTATATAACTTATCTAGACCATCAACGATTTCTTTAGCTTTTTTGCTCATGAAATCTTCATATTTCTTACGTTTATTATTTCCCATAATCTTATTGTTTTAATACACCAAATAAATAAAATATTCCAGTTTCTGGAATACTTTTACAAATATATTTAATATTATCGACTTCTTCAATATGAATAACTCTAGGATTTATTCTTCTTCGTCTTGTCATATTACCATTGTATTTCAGTTTGTGGATTCAATAAACATTGTTTATTAAGTTTGATTCTTCTATCTTGAAACATAGCATCTATTTCATTACGAATATAATCAATCTTAAACCAAGTAACAATTTCCTTACCTTCTTTATCAATCTTATACATACCGTGAACATCACGATAAGGCATACCATATTTGTTCTTTATAAAAGGAGTTTGAATATGACAAAGACCTAAACCAACACAAGGAATACCTAATATCATTTCAGTCATTCTAGCATAAGTAGATAATTGCATAGTATAATGATTACCATTACAATTTTCTAGATGAGCAAAAGGAGGTAACATAAACTCATGAGTATTACACCATTCATCAGTAAGTTGAATAGGTTTAGTAGTTTTATCTTTACGATAAAAACCACTAGTAAAATGAAGACCATCTTTATTAGTTTTCCAATCAAGAATAACAAATCTATCAGGTCTCACACAAAGAACATCTATAGTACCACTAAGAAGTAACTCTGGAACAAATACTCCAATTTCAGAATAAATAGTATATCCTTTATTTACATAATATTGAAATACTTGATATATTTCAGGATACTTATTATTAGTAGCTTCTTTAAATTGTTCTATATCTAGAGGATGCGCTTTAAGATTAGGAATATCAGCTACAGTTATACATCTACCACTCTTAACTTGATTAAGATATTGAATAGCATCTTTAAACATACTACTTCCTTTAATGCCATCTTCAAGTCCATTATGTGTAGCTGTACCACGTTCACAAGCTTCTTTAGTTATTCTTTCCCATTCAGCTTCAAGTTTACGTTCACTAATACCACGTTCTTTAGCTTTCTTTCTAAGCCAATATTTCTTATCAAACTTAGGACAGTAATTTTCTATATTAGTAGTTACACTAAGATATTCATTACCTAAAGAATCCGTGTATTTATGTGGACCTTCATCGAAATAAAGAAAGTTATTTTCATAAATACTATTCATAACTTAAACAATATAATGTTAAACATAATCAGCAGCATTCATACTACTAGTAATAGCACCACCACCTCTAGCTTTTTCAGACTCTTTTTCATACATAAGATTTTCCTTAGCTTCATTCAAAGATTTTAAAGTTTTAGGAATCTCAGAAGCTTTAGCAGTAACTTTATCTACTAAATCTAAAAGAGTACTCACATTCTCTATAGTTAAATTAGCTCTATCTCTAAGCTTTTCATTAAGCAAAGCATTAATAGAATCAACTGCAATATTTACATTATGAAGAGTTTTAAGAAGATTCTCAACAACTCTACCAGCTTCTCCTATATTTTGAGCATAATATCTTTTAATTATCTTCAAAACAAGAGCACTAGGTATATAGTTAGCTGGAAGACCAGCTTGTTCTATAGCCATTTTAAGAGCTTCAGCATCACTTAAACCACTTTGTTTTGCTGGAGACTTAGGGTCTCCAAGATAATAAATAACTATACAATCTTTTACATAACCAGATTTATCTTTAGACTTATCTCTAGTATAAAGCTCTCTAACATCTTTATCTATTAATTGACGAATAGTTGGAGCTTCAGGCATACCATTATCATCAATAAGCAAAAGATTATCTATTATTAATCTATCTCGTTGCATGGTTCAGAATAATTTAAACAACCTAAACAATAAAACCTAATATTAGCATAATATTTACCACGACGTTCAACACATTTCCAATAAGTTTTACCATTCTTATTAGCCATACGTGCAACTTGATAATTATATACTTTTGCTTCATTGTCTCTAATAACAGCTTCTCTCATCATTGCAGCTTTGAAATTTTCATAATTTTCAGGAGTCATAGTTTCTTTAGCTGCATCTAGAGTTTCTTTGTTTTCAGCATAAGCTTTTGAACCAGCTTTTCGTTTAATCTTACCTAAATAAGGAATAGCTGTAACTTCATCAGCTTCTAAATGTCTTTGAGCATCTTTCTCAAGTTGAACCAGAATCATCATAGCAATCTCCTTATCTATAATATTATCATCTATAGTTTTAAGTATAGATGCTTTATTTTCAATAAGAACAGGCTTACCAGTAGAACTAGGAAATTTACCTTCTTCTAAACCTTCATCATTTATTTTATATTTCATATTAATAACATTATTAGCAATATAATATGAAGCTTCGGGAGCATAAGCTCCTCCGCCTTTTAAAGCCTCCCCGTAGAAGATGTTCAATATGGAATTACTTACCCCATATCAGTTTCTCCAGCATCAGGAGTAATATAATATTCACTAACAGGTTCATAACGACCTATAGAACCATGAATATTACAAACTGGAACAATCTTAAAATCTACAAAATAAGTAGGAACTCCAATAGCCATAAGTTTCTTATTTAAATCAGCATTAGTTTGAAGAAGATTAAGTAAGAAACCAGGAGTAAGAGGATTACTAGGAGAATTAACGTGATGACCCATAGAAATATCACTAGGAGAAATAACTATAGTTTCACCAAGTTTAATACCTTTAATAAACTCATTATCAGTATTACTCTTAATCATAACAGCAACACCACTTACACTTGCATTTTTGTTCTGCTTACTAACACTTACAATAGTAATAGGACGCTCTTTAAATACAACAGCAATAAGAGCATAATCATTACCAACATTAACATGCTTAACATAATCAGCAATTACATTCATGTTAATTTCACTCATACTAGTAGGCATACGAAAGGTCTGATTAAGACCAAGATAATTAACTTTTAAATCAACCATAACTTTATGTTTTAAATTAATACTTTGAATAGTGTTCGTACTATTAAGTTATTTCAGCCTACAGAATTTAACTTAGTAAAGAGTAATAATGTAGGTGCTAGAAATAATGCTGCAAATATAGATAATAATAATGAAACTAATAGTAATATTAATAATAAATTATAATTAGTTAAACGGAATTAACTAAATTTGATAATTATCGGCATAATTAATATAACGAGTAATTAAAAGTAATGGTAAAATAGAAACAAGTAGAGATAATAAAGAACAATAAGAAACAAATGATAAAGAATGTATTAGAGAAAACAATACTTATAATGAAAGAATATAAGGTAATGATAGTATAGAAAATAGTATTTATGATTGTGAGGGGGAGAGTATTACCTAGCCACCCCGGTCATTAAGATAAAGATTGAATGCCCCCCCCCCTACTCATCAACAACTGAAAAGTTTTAGTCATGCAACAACTAAAAAAATTTTGGCTGGAGAAGGACTTCGGCTAGCTAGTCGTGAACTAGCTTATTATTAACCTCCTAAATTGATTAAAATGGAGACAATTATTGTTAGTGCGAATGTAATTCGCAACGCTGAGACTGGTACTAGAGTGATTAACCTTGCTACATCTGAGGAGTTTGACTTCTTAGATAGAGCAAACGCTTTTGCTCACGGCAAACGTAAGATGCTCAACATTAGTATGAAGCAGTTTATGCACTTCATCAATGAAGCAAATAGTGATATTGCTGATGATGTTGCATTTACTCTTATGGCTACTGACCCTACTGATGCACAGATTGAGGACATCCTTATGGGTGCTAAAATTGATATTGAGCAGACTGAGCGTAGTGCTGGTGAACAGTACACTGATGGCAACGGTCAGCAAGTTATTGCTACTTATGATTCTATTCATATTAGCAAGTTTGATTTGCTCAGTGTTTCTGCTGTTGGTCGTTTTGCTCTAGATTACGATGGTGATACTACGACTTATGCTACTAGCAAAGCTCGTAGAGTTGCTTGGACTTCTACTCGCAAGAGTTTACGTTAGTATGGTTGCCGCTCTAGCTTAGGCTAGAGCGTCTTCTCATATTGCTACTAGTCAACAAGAAATAAAAAGTACTCGACAAGAACTAAAAAGGTCTTGTCGACAAGAACAAAAAAGGTTTTGATGTGGAAATGTCTTATAGTGAAAGTAAGCGTTCTACTGCTAATAAAAGTATTAATTTAATTATAGGAGAACTATATTATGAAAAGATTTTTTATTTTACCTGAGTATGCTGATAAACCTTGGGGTGAGGCAGATACTATTGAAGAAGCTAGAACTCTTAGAGATGAAATAGCTAGAAATTTTATTAATAGAAGAGTTGTCATTATTGATAATGATTACCACGAAGTTGATTAACAATATTGATTATGAGGATATTTATGATAATATTGATGATTATGAATATCCTTATAATCATATAAATCATAGAAATTTGTAACATCAATAGCCTATTTATAAATAAGTACACGTGCTTTGCGCGCGACAAGTAGCAAGTAACCGTCTTTACTAAAGTAAAGACTCTAAGGTACGTGCGTGCGTGTGCGTGTTATTATATATATATAAGGCTAATCGAAGCTAGAACGTAGTGAAAGCTGAGGTATTTCTGTACACTAGTAATAACTACAAAATACGAATAAACAAACAGTTGAAAGACTAATAAAAGTATCTAATTGGAATGATAAACTTTATACTGTAATTGAAACTAAAGATAATAGTTATAATTGTTATGGTAATATTATAACTGATATTGAACAATTATCTTTTGTTGATGATTATAATACAGTTATTGTTTTAAATATTGAAGATGTTATTGGTATAAAAGTAGCTGATGTTTAGAATGTAATTCAATGTGTAATTGAAGGTGAGAAAGTTAAAGATAGTGTTGCTGAGACAGTCCCACTTTCTCATCTTCTAAATACTAATACAATTACTAATTCTTACACTACTCGTGTTCCTTATAATAATAATATAAATAATATTATTAATGTTATTGTTATAACTTATTCTACTCATAATAGTATTACTATGGTAACTTATATTTCAGCTACTTACAATAATAATAGTATTTATTTTACTATTCTTACTCTTGCTGATACTACTATAAGTGATACTTATACTCAATCTAATGTTTTAAATCAATTTATTAATGTTATGAATTTAGATTTGTTTAAATATATAATGAAACTATCAATAGTACCAATGATGTTTGTAAGTCTTGTACTTATTACTCACGGTACTGATGATAATATTGATGTAATTAATATTATTGGTTATATACTACTTATTATAACTAGTGTTATAATTTTTAATATTGCTAAAGATGAAGATAAATAAAGCAAATGATTATAGTATAGTTATAATAGCTGCTTTTCTAGTAATAGCAATTATTGCTAATAATATTAATTTAGTTATTAATAATATTACTCTTAGTAATAAAATAAAAGCTTATAAAACTTATTATAATGCTTCTGAATCTTTATTTGAAGAGATAGAAGATTATAATGAGAATCTGTTTGATACAGATAAAGCTATTAATTATTATAATGCTAAGAGTAAATTAAATAATAATATATAAGATAATCGTGTTAATTAACATTATAAACAATTTAGTCATTTAAATTATGGATACAAAGAAAGTTATTAGCCAGCTGATGGCAGTTAAGACTAACAATGTAGTCAAGGATTTGGTAGTACGTAACATTAATGTTACTGAGTGTGAAACTTATAATAGAGTTGCTATTACTCTTGATAAACCAGTTAAAGCTATGGTTGCTCAAGAAGATGGTAGTTATGTTGAAGGTGAGAGTAATGTCATCTTTGTTGGTAACTATTCTATTGTTGGTGCTCTTAGAGAGAATGAGGATGTAGCATTTGCTGGTAATCATTTGATTCAGCATCCTAAAGCTCTTAATGTAGTTCTTAGTGGTGCTAAAATTAACATCATTCAAGAAGCTGTAACTGCTGGACAAGAATATACTAATCCATTTAGTAGTAATGGTACTCCTACAGTGGTTCAGCATGATAGTTTTTATAACCATGTATTTGATATTCGTCTTAGTGCTTTTGGTCTCAAGATGTTAGACAAATTAGCAGAGAAGATGATGTTTGGTGATATTTGATAATAATTAAAGTAGTAGTGCTAGAAATAGTGCTACTACTATTTATTAAATTATAGGAGAACTATATTATGTGTACAAGATACTATTTTGTTAGTAATAGAGTTAAAGAACGTAGAGATGGTTATCTTATGATTAGTACGAGTAAGGGTCTTACTCACGCTAAGAAGATAGCTAAGAAGCGTTTTCAAATGTATGGATATAAAGGTAGAGTTGTTAGTATCTATCCTTTTAGTGTTTCTATTGGTAAAGCTATTGCAATTTAAAATAATAATAGTTAATATAGCCGCCCCGTAGAAGGTATGATAGGTTAAATTCATTATCTTTGCATTATAATTAATATAACAGTTATGATACAAGATAATGAATTTGATTCTAACGCTCAAGATATTGATGCGTTTTGTGCTAGTCATGATATTGATGATTATGACTTATTTGGTGAAATTATGGTTGG